ATATTGTCCTGCAACTAGTACATCTATAATATGTACTTTTTCTGCTAATACAGTGTCTGCTAATTGTAAATCTCTTAAATTACGCTGCATTTGGGAGATAATATATCCACCAAATGTACCACTAATAGTAAATAAGGCATTAATTAACCATTGTACTAGTGAAGGTGCATCATTAGATACAACTTCTGCTCCGGCTCCGGCTGCTATAGCAATTATAGGAATACTGGCTAGTCCTATTGCAAAGATTCGTTTCATAAATATTCCTAAAATAAAGTTTTCGATACTTAAGTATCATCAGTCATAATTATATCACGATGATACTAAAATTTCAAGACCAAAATTAGTTTAAGCGTAGTTTAATGCTACTGTAGCACCAAAAAATTTTGAGCCACTATTAAGTGTTCTAAATTCAAATATATCTATTTTATTAGCTGTAGTAGTAAGAGTAGGTGCTGTACCTGCTGGCCATACTATAGTACCAGGCCATGAAACTGTCCTGCTACCCGTACCATCTTGTACTATATACACAACTATTCTATAACCGGTATTATCAGTTCCAGTAGGAATATTGGTAAATGCTATAGTAGTATTTCCAGCGCCCATATTAACATAAAAATTAGCACTTAAGGAACAATCTAAATAAGTGGTACCAGCAATCACGGCAGATACATCAGTATTAGCATATTCAGATCCAATTACATTCATCTTATCAATATAATCAACCTGACCTGCTCTAAAAATTCTAGTCATATTAAATTTCCTCTATTTCCATTTGAGAGCTATAAGATTCAAATATTGGATGCTCAATACCAAATAACTGAGATAACTTTCCATATATTTGGTATATTTGTTCTTTTCCAGAATCACCTGTATTATCAGGAAATATACTTACAAATAAAGGTTTTTTAGTTCCTCGTGACCTAACAATATTATTAAAAGCTATTCTATCTTTTTGATTCATATATCTTAAATCAAAAGTTAGTGTAGAATAGGTTGCTCCATTAGAAGTTATAAGATCACCCGATTCTGCGCGATTACTACTACTCATATCATTAAGTTTAGTACTTAAACCAAATGATGTATTATAGGTTGGCGACCAATAACTACCAACTATTAACCTAGATACTTCAACATACTTATCTAAATTATATGGATCCATAATCTCAATGCTAATGCTACTACACGGTAATTGTATATCAATAGGTATCCATACTCTACCATATCCTCTGCGGTTCTCTTGAGAAGTAGGGCCTAACTCATCTATACCAAAATTCCAATAACCAAGTTCTTGAGGAGGATTAGCTGCTACATATCCCGTATCAAATACAGTAGTACTACCAGTAGTATTAACTACTGGAATATCTATAGTTCCAGCTAGTGTCGGATTAGTTCCAGTATATCCTCTTACTCTTATTGTACTCTGAGCAGATAAGTTTGTAAATGCTAATACTATTCCACCTACTATAACAGTGGAAGTAAATTCTACTAATATATCAGCTTTAATATTTTCCGTTGAGGAAATATCAGACCTCCAAATAACAGATTTAGCATCTAATTTAAGATTAGTTACTAACGTAGATGCACTAGCCGTACTAGACCCAGTAAGCGTAGTAGTGGTTAAGTCCACTAAGTTGTTATGAATTACTCGCAGATTAGCCATTACAATCCTCTATTAAATAGCATTTAATGCATCTATAGCAGCTGCTTTTCTATTATTAACTTCCGTAATATTAGTAGAAGCAGTAATTCTTATTTTACCACGTCTACGTTCACGCTCTATACTTACTAGTATATCATCTAGTATATTTGCAGCATCAGCAATACTATTAGCTGCTATTATTGCTGTAGTTCCTGTAACTAATGCTTCTGCCTGTATATATGGTGGTACTGGTGCATTAACGTTATTAGCATAGTTAGTAATATATCTATCTGCTTGTTGACGTTTAGTATTATAGGTAGTCTCTTGTCCTGGTAGAACAGTCATATATTTTACTCTTGCTGATCCAGAACATGCATTAACAGCACTAATAGCCTCTAATATTGCTGTAGCTAATGGTGGTGTATAGGACCATCTATTAAGAGTTGAATTCCATATCCAATTTGTATTATCTGGTGGTGCATCTGGTACTTGGAGGGAAGATTCTTTAGGCATCAAACCTAAATAGTTACCTTGATTATCAACAGCATGCACCTGGGTAGAGTCATTACTCTCTACCCAGATTACCTCATTACTACCCCTATTTCTGGTTCTTATTAGGCTCATCAGTTACCTTTGCATCAAATTCTTCTTGTTGTTTATTAACAAGGAATTCAATAGTATTTAGCAGATGACGAACCTGGCCAGCGGGCTGGCCGTTGAGGTTGTCTGCTATGGCCTGCAGTAAATCTGCGGGAATATCATATGATTTTAATTGTTCTTTTTTCATAAAATTCCATTAAGTTATGTTAAGTCCGAAGACAAATTGAATGTTCCTGATCCGACGATAGTCGATCCGCCAGAATCAGTAGATATTTCCCAAGTACCACTAATCTCTCTAAATTGACCAGCTGTAGCCGAGTTCATTCTGAATGATTGAGTGGTATTCAATTGTAACCAGGTGCTGTATGGTCCACCGGCTACAACCCCAGCCCCAGCTGTCTTTATAAGTCGCACCCAATACAATGCACCGACCGCGGATGTAGTAGGTGATCCCCAATTTGTAAGCGGAGTTGATTGAGTATTGTCAACAGTGCCATCGGCATAAAAACGAATACCTGGCGCTGGAGAAGTGGTAACCATATCGTGACGATAGTTTCCTGAGACTCGAGCAGTAAATGGATTATAATCATAATTAACTCTACATGCAAAACTCATGTTAGAATCCTTTTAATAATGATGCTAACCAATAACTACCATTCCATGTAGCTACTAATAGGTCATATTTACCAGCTGTAGTACTAAGTGTTGGTACCGTTCCACCAGGCCATTTAAATGATGTTGGCCAAACAATTGTATATGCTCCACCAGAAAGAATTTCCCAGTTTATAGTCTGACCTTGACCAGGATTAGATAAAGTAGGAGCAGTGGTCATATTAGCATTAGATGATGAATAAAAATAATTACTCAACCTACAATCAATTGTAGAACCACCACTAGCCCATGTTACACTACCTCTATCTGTATAAGCACCACCATACATAGTAATTAATCCAGCACTACCTAAATTAATCCTAGTTGTAGCATTAGATAATATTTTAAAATCATGTCCTGAAATTGTGCCAAAGTATGCACTACTACCAGCATTATAGGTGTATAATCCTACATTTATAGTACCACCACCAGTTACATTTATGGCATAATAGTTATCTGTAGAATTAATTTTTATACCATGACTAGTTGTAGGAGCAGTTATTTCTAATGTTGCTACTGAACCACCAGACGGTTGAGGGATATTCCAATTACCGGTAGAATTTATTGTTCCAACAAGTACATTACCACCAGTAGCAAATCTAAGAGATGTTTCAGCTCTTATAATAAAGTCAGATAAGCCACCTACTGTTAATAGCGAACTACCACATCCAATAAAACCTCTAGATGTACCAGAACTTTGCCATTCAGTATATATACCACCAGCATTGGTACCATTTAATAATAGTGCACCCTGACTGGCAGCGTTTTGTATAATTAATGCATATGCACTACCAGAACTAGTAATAGTAAAAGTAGTACCAGTGCTTGCAGGTAGTAACGAATGATTACCAGTAGCAGATATAGTATACCTCTGAGTAGCTGCAGTATATATACTAAATATATCTGTAGCACCACTACCAGTAATATATGTTGAAGCATCGCCCCATGCTAAGACGTTACCATCAGGAATTAATAAAGTATTTGCTACTGAAACAGCTCCAGAATTACTAATATTAATACCTGTGACTGAGGAGCCATAAGTAAGTTGTAGACTTCCATCTGATCTTTCAGAACCAAATCTAGTAATTGCTCCATTAAAACGTAATCCGGCCTGATTAGCAGCAGTATTACCATTCCACCAAGCAGTAACTACAGAATTAGCTTCAAAAGAAGATTTAATTAATTCTGTTATACCACTAGCTGGAGAATTAAGTGTAAAATTACCGGCGGCTCCTAATATCATTCTCTGGGTGGCGTTTGTATACCACATCATTCCAGCATTTAATTCATTAGAAAAATAGAATGTATCATCTCCGCCGCCAAAACCATAATATGCTTTTCTTCCAGTAGCATCATTAAATGTAGCGTAAAGATTACCTGTACCTCTTACTCCACCTTTGAGTTGGAATATTTCAGCTAATCCATTAGTTAATAAAGATATACCGGCTGTAGTACCATTAAATGTAGCAGCTCCAGCAGTAGTAATTTTAAATATATCGGAGCCACCGGTATTAAATGATAGTACTCCAGTAGTAGCTTGATTTTGAATATTCCAACTAATTACACCGGTCTGACCAATTTGTAAACCTACTGTATTACCACTAGCTCTAGTTAAAGTTATTCCAGTAGTAGATGCGGCAGTATTAGTTAATACTCCAGTCATAGTATCACCGGCTACTTTTAAATATCCCATGGTGAAGGATACCCAGGCAGTACTATTATATTCTTCAAATAGACCACTAGAGCGATTTATTCTTTTAGAATACGTAGGTGGAGTACCGGTAATAGTAGTATTAGCACTATCCAATAACTGTGATAGTGCTATAATATTATCTTTAATATCTTGTGTAAACTCCGTACTATAGTTACGAGTTGTAGTAGGGTTTGCGAAATTAATTGCCATATTATATTCCTAAACCAAACTTAGTATTTCTCCAAACTACAAAACCTTCGAACATAGTAGAAACTACAAAAATTATAGTTGCTAAATCTTTCCAAGTTCCTAATAGTATATTTCCAATTATATATGGTAATAAGATAGTAATAATCATTACTATGATAAAGTATATTAAAACCTTTTTTACAGAAGGATGTTTACCTAAAATAGGATTCATCTCACCCCAACGATCTGGATTTTTTGCTATTTTAGTAGTTTGACGAAAATCAATAATAAGTAGCAACATACAGATTAGTGATACAAAGTATAAAAAGTTTTCCATATATTTCCTTATTACTTGGCTGGTGAGAGAACTACAGGATGTGTTCCACTTCCAATACCTAGAGAACCTAATCCGGTCCATTGCCACGTACTATATACTGTATCATCAGGAGAATCACCAGGTATATATGTAGCTGCGGATGTAAGATATTCAACACCATCAAGGTATAGAGCAGTAAACCAAGATGCACCTAAATCTGTGTATGTTTGCATCTGAAATTGTAGCATAGTAGTAACTTGCACAATAGTTTCAACGTTTATTGATCCATAAGTTGTTGGAGATAAACTACCAAATGCACTTCTAATATATCCTGTAAGTGCACCACTAGTAGCACCAGTTAGTGTAAATTCAGAACCGGCAGGTGTACCAGAAAATACTTTTCTCCATGTACCACCATCATTATACCAACATTCTTTTGCTTTTCTCCATGTTCCACCATCATTATAGTAGAATTCTTTAGCTTTTCTCCATGTAGCAGCATCGTTATAATATAGTTCAGTACCCATAATTAATATACAAAGTAAAAATCACCAGAAGCTCCACCAGTTGGGGTACCTGTAGTAGTTGTAGTTGTAATAGCTCCCCAACCTTTACTACCACTATTACCTTTTAAAGGAGCAGAGCAAGTAACTGAGCTTAATGAGGTCAATGTTGTTATAGTAGAAGTATAATTAGCAGTATCTAATAACCTAGTCCAAGACCACCAGTTATCAGTAGTATCTCTTAAACCTCTATACCACATTCCAGCACCTGCAGATATCCATCCAACAAATACTTCCCCAGAACCAGAAGTTCCTTGTCCAAATCCTATTGTAGCACCATATGTTGTTGGTGCATTAGCGTCTGAAAGTGATGAATAAGAATAAGCTCCAGTATACCAAATATTTCTACCAGTTTTAATGTAAGTACTACCAGCACCTAGACCCATAAAGTGATCTACATAAGTTGTCCAATTAGCAGTATCAAAAGGAGTATTACCATTAAATACAGGCCTAGTACCAAAGTTAATAGTACCATTAAAAGTATGTGAGCCACTACTAGGAGCATTAATAGTTAAATTTCCATTAACACTTAGTTTAACTAGATCAGATGCCCCCACATTGAATGATAAATCACCTGTTGTAGCTATATTTTGAATATTCCAGCTAACAACACTAGTTTGAGCTATTTGAATTCCAGAAGTATTACCACTGGCTCTAGAAACTACTAAACCTAATGTTGCTGTTGCACTTATAGTAAGTGCTCCAGACATAGTATCACCAGTTTTAGCTACATAACCTAATGGATATGTGGCCCACGAAGATCCATTATATTCTTCAATTAAATTAGTAGTTCTGTTTATTCTTTTTGCATAAGTAGGAACCGTACCAGTAATAGTAGTTTGTGTACTATCTAACCACTGTGCTATTGCTATTATATTATTTTGTATATCTTGAGTAAATTCTGTACTATAATTCCTTGTAGTGCTTGGTTGTGCGAAATTAATTGCCATATATTAATATCCTTGCACTGTCCAGGAAAAACTATAAGAAGAACTATCTGCTAAAGGTGATCCATTGGTTTGATAAATTTTTACAGTAAATCCGGTAGGGTATGCACCACCAGTGTATATTACTACAGGTATATAAGGAGTAGATCCTTGTATCTGTACCATAGGAGTATTAGCAGAAATAAATGCATAAGCAAATGTTATTGGTACTCCTGTACTATGTACATAATTTGTAGTACCCGAAGCAGTACCACTATCGTGTCTACTCTTAACTGCTAAGGTTACATTAATAGAATTAATCTGTATTAAATTAGCCCCACTAGTACATGTAAAATCATAATGAATTTTAATATATCTAAATGATGGGATAATAGAAGTTACAACACCAGCAGTAAGTGCTGTCCAAGAATCTCCAACTAATAACTTCCATGATATGGTTGGTACTGTCGTAACAGTACCAGTAATTGTTTCTAAATTAGTAGTTAAGGTTATAACAGTACTAGGTATATCTGCACCATAGTCTAGAACTTCTTCGTATGCTCCGGTAGTTAGCGGAGGTTGATTATATATAGGATATCCTGCAACAACTTGTGCATTTGGAGTAGTCCAACTATTATCCACAAAGTGTTGTGACCAACTATCTGTAACATCAACAGGACCAATTAAATGTCCACCTTCGTAATAAAAATTAGTTAATGTTTGTGTAACAGTCATACTAGCTGGATCACCACCTAATAGATCTGAATTATATGCACTTTGAAATATATAATCTGGTGGCTGACTTACCGTAGCAGCAATACTAACAGCTGTACCCATATTACCAGCAGAATCAAATGGAGCTACCCAATATAAAAAAGATCCTGCAGATTGTTCAAAATAAGAAGTAAAAGTACTATTTCCATTAGATCCTATAGAAACACCACCTGCATATGTACTACCCTTACGTACGTCATAATATGCTATATTTAACTGATTGAACCCTACACTAGAGGCTGTCCAATATAGTAATACATTATTATCTACTGTATCTGCTCTTGTAGCAGTTACTGAACTTGGTGTAGTAATGGTAGATACTATACTAGAAGGAGTGCCATAGTTATTTTTTGCATCAAGTACTGCTACCCAATAGGTTCTATCACCTAACCAAGCTCCAGGGGTAGTATAAGTAGTAACTTGCCTAAAATCTACAACTGTTCCACCATCCCATGTACTTCCATGTCTTATTTCGTATCCTGCTATAGCAAAACTTCCAGCAGCACTATTCCATGACAAACTTACAGCTTGTCCATAAGTAACAGTAGCTAATCCACTAATACTTCCACCAGCTATAGTAATACTATTAGTTGCTGAAGTAGTAGAATATGTACCATCTATGTCTACTGATCTTACCCAGAAAGTATAGGTTCCTATATTCTGTATCTGCCATAAATATGAAGTACCACCAACTTTTTCTAATACTGTTCCTACTTCCCAGGAAGCTCCCACTCTATATTCGTAATGATCTATAAATTGAGTTATAGTAGGTGGAACTATAGTTATTCTTATACCAAAGGGTTCCGAGGCGGCTACTAAACTAGTAGGTGGTGAAGGTGGACCAGAAGGTACGGTCTGTGGTCCTATATAAGAATTAATAGCATTTAATAAATCTTGTTTTGCAGTATAAACTGCCTGCCATTTAGCTCTATAATCTGCTCCTACAATAGAAACATAAGTACCAGGAATAACATTCCATTCAGGTATAGTAGCTAAGTAGTTAGTTAATAAAGTTATATTTGTATTATATACGCCTAACGCTGTCTGAACGCTAGTACTAGCCGGATATAATCCAGCTTGAGTATTCATTCCAGGTTGATCTGCAAGTATAACATTATAATTTTGTACTGCTGAAGGCTTTTCAGCCGGTGTAAGTACTGAATCATTTGGTACTAATCTTGGAGATACTGCTTCTAGAGATAAATCTCGAGCATGTACAATAGTTGCCATATTAGATTAATACCTCCACACCTATTTGGCCCTTAGACCAATTAGGTGAAAGGGATACAACCTGACCAGAAACCCCACTAGCTAAACCAAATCTATTATGTTTTAATAATACTGGTTGACCTAGTTTTAATGATAATAGTTTAGACGTACCAATAAATCCATAAGTAGTTCTTACAGATTTATAAAAATTATTTAGTCTGGTAGCTTCAGTACTAGCTGCTGATTGTGTAATCAACATTGTATCTTTTTGTATTGGATCTACATTTAATTTATGTAGAGTTTGTACAGTACTATCAGTTATAGTTATAGTTAACCATTCTTCCGCAAACATGTCTTTATGTTGTTGGGGAATAGCTGTAATAAGTCCAGTTTGTACGGTCCAGTTCTTAGCATAACCAAGTTTTGTAGCGGCTATAATATTAGTTCTATTAACTATACTTAAACTATGATGTAGTATTTCATTATCTGTAATAGTTACAGATGTATCAGTTGTAGGTATTCCATATCTTAATAACTGTAATTTACCTTTTCTTGTAAAGAATAATTGTGCGCCTATGCTACTAGCTATTTCTTCACATACACTTAGCAAGTTATCTCTATCATTAATAATTATACCAACAGGCTGAGTATTTGCTGTATCAAAAGCAGCTAGGTTATCTAAATCTAGATCATTAGAGTCTAAAACTGTATAACTTTTACCATACTGTGTAGTAATAAGTGCAATTAAATTAGCAATTCTATTTACATAGGTTCCACTAACTAACGATCCAGTTGATAAATCTATTGATTTCTTAACCCCTTGTAAAGAGGCTGTAAGTGTACCAGCTAAGGGATACGTTAATGTAAATTTTCCTGTGGTATGATTGACAGTAGCTCCACCAGGTAAAGTACCAACTGTATAAATAGGTACTCCATTATCTCTTAATTCTACTAATTGCTCAGTTAATCCATCATTCATCATATACTCTAGTATAGATGGATCTATTAGTAGGGGTTCTATATTGTGTACTTCTCCAAATACTATTGGCTTAATAGTATCTTGATTAGTTTGACCACCACCCCACGTACCATAAGTACCTAATTTACTTTCAGTAATAGGAGTATTTAACCTCTCCATTTTATCTCGTACTTTAATATTTATAGATTCTCTATCTTTAGAATCTATATCTGATATAATACCATTAAATATTAACTCGAAATCTGTAGTAACTTGAGTATAATCAGTAACTATCCAAGAAGGGTCTCCATAATATATTTCTACTGGTCTATTAGACCAAACATATTTAGAATTATCTAACCAATCATCATATTCACCGTTAGCATTAATAATTTCAATATCTCCATAAGATACACTTGTAGTACCTTCTGAGGATATAGATTCTGTAAATGATAAACCACCAGCAACAATAGGTAGAAACATCACCGAACTATCGCTGGTAATGAATCCTGATGTAGACATGTATATTGATATATCAGATGTATTTATAACATCGTATATAGTTGCTTTAATGAGGATACAACGTCTTACTGTTGTATCCTCTAGCCATTCTTGCGAATATGCCAAATTTTACTCCATCTTAATAACTATAGTATTATAACATTTACCCACACTTTAATCAAGAGTAAATTTATTACGCTAAAGCAAACTTAGTGCGTGCTAACCATCCTGCAGCACCTACAATACCTGTAAGAGTATTATTAACAGCAGCTGCATTTTGTTTATTTGCATCATAGTTTGTGGCTATTACTGCTCCAGTTTGGTTTTGCTGATCTGCTCTTAATCCAGCAACTTCTGCTGTAAGATTAGCAACTTGTATCATTAAAGCATCATTAGCAGCTTGTGTTGGAGTAACAGACATAGCCGTTGCTCTAGTTGGTGGTGCTGGAATAGCCATTGTTGGTGCATTTGCTGCTGTCGTAGTAGTATATGACGCAGTATTAGCAGCTATTAATCCAGTAGCAGTACCTAGCTTACTAGGATCCATAATGCCAATCATTACAGCCATTAATTCATTAGTTAATCCTGCCTTAGATAGTAGTTCTGCTGTTATAGCTGTAATATTTTCTGAATAATTAGCAGCTGCTAATGCTGTTACAGCTTGAGCATCTCTGTATTCAATTAATAATTCAGCTGTAGTTTTACTACTATCTGCAATAAGACCAATCATTTCTGCCATAGTATCTAATGCTGCTAACTGTAATTCAGCTGTTGTCAGTTGAGTAGTTAGTGCACTAGATGTATTATCTAACATATCTAATACAGATTGGAAATCTGCATTATATTGGTCAGAGCTTGCAAAAAGAGCCCTTGATGCATCTAAGAAAGCAGATGATACTGCTGGTAGATTATTTATAGCATCATTTTTAGCTTGTATTTCAGCATCAGTAATTGCAATACCATTTGCAATAGCTGCTACTTCCATGGCCTTACGTCTTGTTTCTTCATACTTTTGCATCGGAGTTAGGTTACTCTTATCACTAAGTAATAAACTGTCTCTAAAATCTGCTAAAGTCTTAATTGCACTCTTAAGATTACTAATTGTACTCTTTAGAGCAGCACTTTCTTTTTCGTAAGCTGTCTTTAATTGGGCCTTGATAGCGGCTTCGTCCTGTAGGGCGTAAATGTACAATTGCCCTGGTTTTAGGATGTCTTCCATTGCTGCAAGTTCTTCTAGTCTTTGCAGTGTTAACGCTTCAGTAGTTCTACCCTGTAACTTAAGAATTTCAATAGTTTGAGAAAGCATAGCTTTTCTAGCTTCCTCAATAGTCATTAGCTTCTTAAGTTCTGGATATAGGGTTGCAAAAGCACCTGAAATATCCATTAATTTTTGATATGTTTCTTGACCGTATACAGTAGTTAAATCTAAACTTTGTACTAAACGTTTAAATTCATCTCTAGTATCTACACTTGAATATCCTAAATCTCCTAATACCTTAGTAACATTTTCAGATATAGGTGCTAAACGTTCTGCTTCTGTTAAGAAGTTATCGCTGAAATATTTAACCTGATCACTAAAGTGTTGAAGTCCACCAGCACCTTCAATAAGTGCTTCCGTAACATCAAAGCTTCTAGTACCAATATTAACTATACTTACACCAATACTATGTAGTGCTACATTAACTTTTTCAGCACCATCAACTACTCTAATTACAGTCTCAAGCATTCCTTCACCAAATTCGCGATATTTTTCCATATTAGCGAATAGTGAATTAGCAGCACTGTCTAATAAATTACCAATAACTGCTGAGAATTCTTTCTCTAACTCGTCACCCTTAAGTCCACGTAAACTGGCGAAAGCACTACCTACATCTATTTTATTAAGTTTAGATATAACAGTACTTGCAGACATTCCTATCTTTTCACCGGCTGCAACAAATAGATCTTGAGCGTTTGAGAAAATACTAGATATAGTATTTTCTACGTCTGCACCTACTTGTATAAAGTTTTGTGAATCTGATACAGTAGTTTTAGCTCCAATACCAAAGAAACCACTCTTATGAACTGTAGTTCTTACAGTTTCATATGCTTTAACTAATCCAGATGCTGAAGTAGCTAGTTGGCTAAATGTTCCAGATATTAATAATCCTGAATCAATAATTTCTTTTTGAGTTGACTTTCCAAATAGACCTCTAATACCACTATTACTAATAGACACATCAGCCATACCAGAAATAGAACCAGAACGTAATCCTGGAACACTATATAAACTTTTAGCAGTACTACCTATAGCTTTATTAATACTTTGAAGTGCTTGAAGCATAGCATCATCATAATGTAATCCTTCTAACGTATTATCTCTAATAATCTCTAGAGAGTTTACAATAGATTCAGATTTTGCTGATGTATCTCCAAAAGTACCTCCACCATTATCAGTAAGTTTACCACCTACCCATGATTGACCAGTACCTTGTGATTTCTGCATATCTTCAGCAGTCATACCAGCTTGTGGTACAGACGCACTTTTTCCACCTAATGATCCCATTAGGGCTAAGAAGGCTGCTGCTCCTGCAAAACCAGCCCAACCACCTTGATCAAATAATTCAGCTACACCGTTAGCAATTTTACCTGGTAATGCTGCTAATGATACGGCCATTTCCTTTACTTGTAATGCCATACTAATGGCAGACGTAACTTTCTCAATAGCACTGAATGCCTTATAGGCAGCAGTTTTTTCCGAGAACATTTTCTTAGTAGATTTTGCTACTGAACTTATGCCTAGTAATTGATCTTTAGTATGTTTAGTTTCTAATTTGGCTAACTGAATAGCTATATTAGTATTTTCTTCCGGATCATTAGAATCTTTTAGTTTATCAGTTAATTCTGTCTTCTTTCTTAAATAATCAGAATCTGTTTCAGCCATTAATTGAAGTGCTTTTACAGCTTCAAATAAGTTTACGCCTATGTTACCAAATAAAACATTAAGTTGTTCTACTATATTGGCTTGATCTATTAACTTTTGGTTTTGTTCTTCTAATAAATTAATTGCTTTTATTCTTGACTCATTTTGTAAATTAAGTGCGTCCCTCTGTACACCAGAAATTTCAATAATTTTTGCTTTTTCAGCCTCTAAATCAGCTATCTTAGCTTTTGATTCAGTTGTTTCGGCTAATGATCTAGCAATCTCTAATTTACCATTTATATCTGCTAACGCTAGATTTTTAGCATTTACTAATGCTAGTGATTCTTTATCAAAATTACGTTGTTGGGCTGACAATTCAATTTCTGTTGATAGTATAGAAGCATTAGATTCACTAAGTGTACCTATAGCTTTTCTATAATTAATATCAGCAGTTTGAGAAGATTCTCTAGCAGATATTAATGAATCCTGCGCATCTTTTAACTTAAGTGCATCTGAAATTTGTTGTTCCGCTAATGCCTTTTCTCCGGCAGTTCTTTCTTTAATATTCTTAATACTATTAGCATTAAGATTATCTCTAAGCTCCGCTTCCTGTTTAGTACGTTCAACAGTTAATTTAGCACGGGCGTCTATAGCGGCATTAACTGCGCCAACATCTTTATTTTTTCTGGCAGCTTCTTCTGCTATACGTAATGAGGCTATTTCTCTTTCATTAGCTAATAGTTTCTTCTCGTCATCATTATATATTTGAGAAATACGTAATTCTTCTTTTTTAGCCTGTACAATACTATTGTACATAGAATCAATACTTTCGATATTCTTAATATCATTTTGCTGTATATTAAGAGTTCTTGTAGTTAAATCTAGTATCCTTAGTCTATCGTTATATTCTTCCTTGACTAGGTTTACTCTTTTATTTAGTTCAATATTAAGTTTTTCAGCTGATTTTATTGCTAATTGTCCTTGTAAACCTCTTGCATTTTCAGTAGCTGGACCTAATCTTCTTACAGCACCAAATTCTACTGAATCTGCATTACTATTAGCATTTTTTCCACCAAACTGTCTATTAAGAGCTAATACCGCACCTGGTCCTGCTTTAGCAGTTGTAGATGCTAAGGCGTTTTCTTTGATAGCCTTTTCAATATTACTAAAAGTTAATTCTAACGCAGTTGTGTCTAATCCTTTACCCTGTTTATTTTCTATCTCTCTACGCAGTTCTGACTTTTCAAGAGCTAATGTATTAGCTTCTGATGCGAGAGTAGATAGTTGTAAAGCATTTGTATTTGCATATCTAGCTTCCAAATCTCTAATTTGTAAATCTATAGTCTTATTTTGTAATGAGGCATCTAGTACGGCGGTATTCCCACCAGCTGATTTAATTATATCTGTATATCCTTTAGCAGCAATAATAGCTGCTTCTGATAAAGATTTAGCTAACCCTTTTTCAGAATATTCTAATCCTTTTTGGAATATTTCAATACTTACTTTTGCCCACTTAGATAGTGCATCCTTATTCTTTGCTTCTAAGTCTACTAATACTGATTTAGCTTCATTTTTTCTAGAGTCTAACTGCGCTTGGGCTGCTCTTACTTGGGATTCAACAGAATCTACTTTTCCACCACCTTTAACGCTAGCTAGTTTAACTTTTTCATTACTAATATCTCTAAGATTATTTCTAGCAAGTTGTAATTCAATAGATAATTTCTCTAGTTCTTTTCTAGAATTAGCTAAGCTATTAGATGTTTCGGCTGGTAGGAAAGACATAGTCTTCATATCCGCAGCTAAATCTCTTAAAGTAACTAGCCCATTAATAGGATCTCTTAGGGCTGTACCAATCTTTAATGATGCTTCATTAAGAGCAGTACCCATCTTTGTAAATTCATCAGTAAGTTTAACACTTATAGTTAACTTATCAAATTCTAAGTTTACATTAGACATAGCAGCTTTAGCCTCTGTTAAGGCTGCTGCTGCGTTACCTGCTTGATTATTAGCTTTATCTAAAATACTAGAGATATTTTTACCAATTTCTCCGATTTTAGATTTATCAAGATCTTTAATTTTTGCATTGAAATTATCGATATTAGTAAAATCAATGTCTTTACCTAGTAAATTTTGTAGAGATTTTTTAGCTGCATCTTTAGCAGGACCTTCATCCATTACCTTAAAGGCATTTACAACAGACGAAGAAATTCCTCTGGCAAGTATATCGCCAGAACCTTTTCCAAATAAATCCCAGAATCCATCAAAAAACTTATCCCATCCACTTTGGGCTTCTTGTAATTTACCAAAATTAAATACAGTAGTTTTTAATGCACCATTTAATTCACCTAATGCATTAGCTTTAGCTTGAACTGATTCAACACTTAATTGTTGTAATAATGGTTTCCTAGCTATATCTTCTAATGTACGACCTATATTATCAAATGTAGCATTTAATGACTCTACTGAAGTAGCAAACTCTGCTGCTTGTTTAGATGATGTACTAAGCCAGCCATCTAATAAAGCTACTGCAGCTACTACTAAACCTATTACTTGTGCCCATACTCCAAATGCATTAATAGCAGTTGTTGCTGCTGAAGTAGCTATGCTAATAGAACCTTGTAACATAGTAAATCCCTTAGATACTTTGCCAGCATCTAGTTTACCTACTTCTTCCCTTAACTGTTTAAAGGCATATGCAGGACCTAAAGTTGCAGCAGTATCCGCTACTCCAGATAGTACTATTCTTTTAGCAGAAGCTCTATTTAATTTCTCTAAATTTCTAGTTAGCTGTTCTTGATGTGAATACCATTTATTATCTCTTTGCTCATTAGCTTGCGCTGCAGCATCACCTCTAGCTGTATTTTCTTGTCTTAATTTATCTGCTGAAGCATAATATTTAGCTAATTTTTCTCCTTGTTTCTTTAACGTATCATCAGTAGTAGCTAAAAGAATATCTGATTCTTTCTTAAGTGCTGCCATCTGTTCTGGACTTGCAGCAAATACTCCACCTTTGATAGTTTGTCTAGAAGCTTCGCTAACTATATCTTTATTAGTAGTAGTTTTCTTTAATTTACTAATTCTTTCTATTGTATTCTTTTCTCTTTGGAAAGAAATTTCAGCAGCAGTTGATGCTATAACGTCTGATCTAACTGCTGCTTCTTGCTGATCTTTAACTTGTTGTACAACTCTCTTATGAGCTTCTTCAGCCATTATCTTAGCATTTTGTCTAAACATACCAATAGCTGGTATAGCTTGCTTAAGAAGTATAGTTGCAATACCACCTAGCACAGTAGCCAGTGCAGTAGGACTTGTAGATAAAATAGCTAATAGTGGACCAAAAAACTTATTAACTAGTTCTAGTCCAGATTGTAATAGATTTTCAGTACTTGCTAGAATCTTAGAATAAGGATTTGCATTGAGCTGAATTGCTCCGAATTTCTGTTCACCCTGTTCTAGTACTGCATTAGCAAAACCTTGACGCTTTTCAAAATCTGTTAGTGCTGATGTAGCCTTACCTAGCTTTAAAGCATAAGCTTCACTAGCACGATCTACACGAACCATAATACCAAGTTCATCTAATAATTCTGGTTCTAGTTTAGTAATACCGCGACTTAAACGACTTACAGCGTTTGGCATATCAATACCAAGTGCCTGTGAAGCTTGTTTAGCTACTTTACCCAGTCTTAGAATATTTTCACCCGACATACCACCTGCACTAGCTTGTGCAGTAGCTGTCATAGCATCTCTTAATGAAATAGCTCCATCTGTAACAGCAGTTAGTTGTTTAGCAAGACTACCAAGACCACGACCACTAGCTGCGCCTAGTTGGTCTAATCCCTTAATCATATTAGTTGTATCTGCTGCTTTTGATAGTGCTCCGAATGCAGCAGTAATAGCAAATAAGTTAGCAGCGAATGTAGCATAGACGTGAACAAGTCCGCCTAAGCCTTGAGCTTGAGCGGCGAAATCTCTACCTGCAGCACCTGTCATTCCACCAATACCACGAGCAGTATTAGAGTCCTGAGCCTGTTGTCCTTGTTTAGCAGCAGCAGCGTTAGCTACACCACCTTTAGCAGCAACAACAGCAGCGGGAGTACGTACAGAGGCAGCAGAAGCAGCAGCTAGTTTATAAGCTGCCGATAACTTATCTGCCTTTTTAATTTCATTATCCGTAGTACCATTAGAGGTTACTTCTACAGGAATAACTGTCTTATCTACCATGTATTCTCCTATAAGGAGTATAAACTATTTAAACCTAAAAATTAAGTATAAATTCGAACTTGTCAACATTATAGCATATTAGGTAAATATTGTCAATAGTCAAATTTCAATGGGCATAAAAATAGCCCCTACAATGAGGGGCTATTTCTTAGGCATATTTTCTTTAATAACTTTACCACGATATTTATCTATTATACCAATTAGATCAAACATCGTTCTCCAATCTTCACGTGGAACCTCTAACATTCGGAATATTTCAGTTATTCCAGAATAGTTTTTACCTAAATAAACACCATTCATCATATCCCACTCATCCCGAAGCTTTGAATATATGCCCAGGGCTTCCTGTACATCTAAAGATAAATCTTCGTACTCGATAGGTATTTCTTCTTCTAAAGGTTCGTTCCCTAAGGCTTCACATATATTAAAATACTGTTCCTTAGTAACGCCCAGATTAGCATTGGAGAAATACGAATTAAGTTGTTCGTTTAACTCTTGGTACTGGGCTTCGTGAAATTTGAAAGATCCGTTACAGTTTCACTAATAAATGCATCAAAGTTAGCAGAGGCTTGCATTAGGGATAGAGCTTCATCATTACTAAATGGTAGTTCTGCTTCTGGATTTTGTCCTGACATGTCTACCGGAGCTAATTGTTCTACATAAGATAACTTAAGTCCTGACCAATCCTTAATAGAAGCCTCAACATATAGCTTTAAGAAAAGCTTATCGTCTAGTTCTTCCACCGGTTGTCTATTCTTATATGTAGTCTTAGTTGACTTCTTTCGAATATTAATTAGAGTTTCTCTTGATAGGAATGAAACATTAACCTTAAATCCAGGAAATCCTGGATATTCTACCTCTACTGACTTACTAGGAACTAGTAAAGACTTTAGTGAGGGAGTAACAGCTGTAGCCATTTATTGCTATCCTTAATTATTATATAGTTAGGTAAAAAGAGGATGCGGGGATCAATCCGCATCCTTTGAAAAATACTCTCAGATTATACTGAGTAGTATGTGATTTTCAGATCGTTGGTTTGGCCAATATCGTATGTATTGGTTGCTAGTATTGGATCGTAACCTTGAGCATTGAAGTTGATTGTAGTTGACATAACATCACCAGTTTCAACAGTAGGAGTCTGAAGAACAGCACCATTAATTAATAGATCAACGTGTACTGAATTAGATGCTCCACCGATTTCAATCTGAGTCTTGAACTTAGTTTCAGAAGCATTAGCAGTCAGAATATCTGATAGAACCTGAGCTGAGTTACCAGTACCTGTTCTTAGATATGCTGTTACGTTACCTGAAATACTACGTGTTCCAGTGAAATAGCCAATAGCTGAGTTCACAACACCTAGATTAGCAGGAATAACATAATTAATGTTATTTGCAATCGTAATGTTACCACCAGTTAGTGCTACTGTGTAAGTAGTACCACCACCTTGAATTTGACCTTCAAGCTTCATTGTTGATAGCTTATTGGTAATGTAAGGAGCAGTAGTAACCTTAGTAGATGCTGTACCAGTAGCGTTACCACCACCAGAGAATACTGCTGGGTTAGCAGTAGAAATTACAGCGGTACTTGTAAGTTGACGTAGAGCCGTAGCTTTACCAGTCCATGCAACTGTAGCAATACCATCAAGACCAAAGTCGATAGATGCTTGATCAAGTGCACAGTTATCAACCGCATACATTTGATTATCAACCACAAAGTACATACCAAATTTCTGTAGTTGATTCTTGTTAGAAGCACCAGTATGAATTTGAGCGAACGATGGGTTAGTAGCACTAGATACTTGTTGAACGAAAGCACCTCTAGCTAGTTTAACAGTTGTTGGTGCAGTTGTGCAAGTTGCGCCCGCAGCGGCTGATGGCGCTGTTAGGTAATCGATACTTACTGAAGTAGCTGCTGTTGCGTTAGGAGCAAATGCTGTAAGTTTTACAGGACCTGTCCATTCAATAGCATTAGTTACTGTAGCAGGTAGTCCACCAAGTGAAACTACGTCATTAACAGCCATACCAGCACCAGTAAAGTTAAATGCCGTACAAGTAATAGTTGCTGAATTAGTAGTAGTTGATCCACGAGTTAGTGCAGTAGTTGTTAATACTGCGCTAGGTGTAATATCTAACGATTTATCTGTAAATAGGGCATTCCATAGAACTTGTTCTTCAGCTCTTACTAAGCCACCATTAAGTTCTGGGCGGATATATGTAGAGAATGAAAAGTCAACTGGATCTAACTGTGTATTGAAAGCACGCTGACCACGAGTAGGGGTATTACCAGCTTCACTAATTTGAATAGTAGCTTGTTGAGTACCTTGCGTGAAACTAAAACCATCTAGAACCTGAAGTTCGAATGTATTAGTTGGCGTGATTGTAGCACCAGAACTAGGAATTACCCCTGTTGTGGCGTCTACGTTTGTTGTGAAGAATACGCGAGAATTGCGTACAAGATTGAATGTTGATGCCATTTATCTTTCCTTTAAAAGATTAATGTACCATTTATACTCTAACTAGATTATTATCTGTATTGGTACGTAGGTACTATTTCCCCATACTAGGAGGTATGAGTTCTCATTACATTACCTGATATCTTACTAGTAGAGTAACTTCTCCAACTCCGTAAGGATTTAACAGACCTTCGTCTGTTACTATGGATGTTATAGATAATTCAGATGTAGAATAATTATTTGTAGAGTCATATACTATAACCCCTCTTTTACCATCAATTACATTCTCAATATCTTCTAACAAATTCTCTAATAGCTGTTGAGCATCTTCCCCTTTAGTGTATACCTTAATACACACATTAAGGAAACCCCAGGCAAATGCTGCTGGCATATACTCTCTTGTTTCTGAACCTGCTACTACGTAGCAGCAAGGAAAATCATTAACCTCATCCCAGAATTTTAATTTAGAAAATGAGTTATTGAATATATTAGTTTTATAGGTTCCAGTACCATCAATAACCTTTAAATTTTCAGTAATAGCATTAACGATACTGGCTCTTCTTGACATTATTTAATCCTATACTAAAATGGCTCGCATTCTATTAAATGCTAATGTAGCACCTATTTCCCTTATACTTTTTGATATTAGGATTTTTGGGTCTCTTGACCTAGGGTACTGTTGTTTGCCACCGTCCGAAAAGGTTCCATAAGGATTCCGCATGTAGTTATAGAATACTGAAACCATGCCCGCTCTAGATTGAGTTGCTCGTTCAATAGTCGCCGACTCTGCGAAGCGTCCAGTCCTATAATTGAGAACATTCTGTGCATTTCCTGTCCCCATATTTTCTTTAATCTGCATAGCCAATCTACTACGTAGTATAGATTCCAAATTAGAAATCGTCATACCTGGAGTAATTCTTTTAGCTTTACGTTTCTTAAGTTTTGTTTTATATAACTGTGTTTGTACAGTTAACTTCTTAAGATCATTCCTATATTTTTGCTTAGCCTGTTCATTAACATATAAAGTAGTTATTTTACCTACTTTAACTTCTCCAGTATACTTATCTTTATACTTCTTTTTATTACCAGATATAGCACTTACTATATCATCAGTAATAAGATCAATCATAGGAGGAGAAGATTCAAATTTTATAAGCTTTTCAGGATCTGTTAATCCTTGTGCTTTAAGAATTCCTAAAATTTCTTTTATAAGATTCTTTTGGTGTCCACCAGGATTCATTAATCCTCGTATACCTGTAGAGGCGTTTACTGTTCTACCAGCTAACTTTTGTACTAATTTAGCACTTTCAGAATTTTCACTGTCAAGTTGTAACTCAACTAAAAAATGTCTACTACTCTTATTATACTTAGATAAAATATTACTAGAGAAATTTTTAATAGTACTAGATTCAATATCTAACTTTCTTAAGTGATCTGTTAATACATCTAAAAATTCTAAAGCACTATCTAATACTTCTTTTTCTACTACTTTACCTACAGCAGAGGATTTCTCTAAACTTTCTTTAACTCCAATAACTGCTCCTGTAGCTATACCAAATACATGGCCTTTAACTAGACCAATTTCTTTAGCTAATTCAGAACTTCCTATTCCTAAAAATTTATCAAGAGTTTTTTCTATTCCACCTTCAAAAGGTACTCCTGGAAATATAACTATAGCAGTACCATTAGATTCATCTAAGAATGGACCTCTTCTAGGATTATCTGCTTTAATTTCTTTTACTAACTCATTAAATTCTTCAGTCCTATTGAGAATTTCAGCAGTTTCAGCAGTTAATGCAAAACCAACTTTTTTACTAAGACCCATGTCTTCTAATTCTCTACGATTATAATTTAACCAAGTTTTATTATTAATTTTCCATCCAGAATATGCTTTAGCATTACTATTATCTCCACCCATAAGCGAATTTTTAAATAAAGCTACAAATTTTTCTGCTGACATTAATCGAAACTTCCAGTATATAAATCTAATACGCGTTTAATATGTGCTGGTAGATTTGTAGTAGTGATATATTCTATCTGTACTGTATTTGTACCAGGAGCTTTTGGACTATGTACACTACCATCATTTTTAATATAGTATGTAACTAAATCTAGTACTGCTACCTTTAAGTCTTCAGGGAGTACTTCATATCCTGCTGTATAACTAATCTTATAACCATTTATATATTTAGGAAATACTGCATCAATACCAACTGCAACTATTGAGCCATCTTCTAAATCTAAAACATAATCAGTATATTCTACTAAACTAGTATAATTAGCTCCATAATCTGTGCTAAGTTCTACACCAGATACTGATAATATTGGATATTCCGTTAAGAATAATTTAGAACCTCGTCCACCACTATATACTTCAGTTTTAGCATCACTTATATAGTCTACAAAAGTTCTACGACAAAGAGTTTTTACTAATTGACTAACTTTTGGAATAGTTGCAGTAATAATAGCATCTTGCGTATCGCTAGTAATTCCAGCATACGCTTTGTATTCCGCCTTAGTTACTAAATCAGTTGCCATTTATTTTCCTTATTATCTTTTCTAAGAATTTTGTAAACTCTTAGAAAAGATAGGGCCGAAGCCCTATCTTCAAGATTAAGCGTTCAGCCAGCGTAGAGCTGAAACACCTTGACCTAAGTTTGTAGTAACTTGAGTAAGACCAGTACGCAGTGAAGCTACCAGTACTTTACGTTGAGTTTCTACTAGATCTTGCGTATCGAAACGCAGACCACGTTGGTTACCAACTAGGAAGTTACCTGCTGCAAGTGCTAGACCACAATAGTTAGTTGTAGCTGAACTTGTACCAGTAGCCTTAGCTGGGAATTCTGCAGATACTAGAACTGGTGATCCACCTGCCATACCGATTTGACCGGTAAGGATAGTAGCCTTAGTTCCAACCTTATCCATTGTCTGGAATGTAGTATCATCTAGAAGATCGTAGTAAACATCGGTTGATACAACGAAAACTACTTCAGCAGGATCAAGACCCCATGCACCTAAGTCCTTACGTAGATTACGTAGGTTAGCTACGGTTGCCTTAGCAGCAGCAGTAGTGATAGTTTCAGCAGACGTTGCGTCATAAGTTAACAGACCCTTAACAGGATCAGCACCGGAACCAGTTCCACGTAGGAAAGCTTGGTCAACAGCACGTGCAACACGACGAATCATAGCGTCGCGAACGATAGGCATAAGAATAATTAAAGAATCTTCTTCTTCTTCATATGCTAGATATTCGTTCGTAGCAACCTTGTAGGCACTAAGTGTAATTTCCTTTAATAGGTGCGTTTGTGTCGTACCCATAGAAGTTACAGTACCGAAGGCTGTGTTAGCCATCCATGTTGCTGAACCAGCTTCTGGGTTCACAGGGATAGTCATAACGTTAGTTTGCATACCAACTTGACGTACTAGAGGAGAAACAACTAGACGACGGCGAACTTCAGCTTCCATGTTTAGAGAAACTTCTAGTTCCCATGTAGCCGATGCAACGTGAGCACCTGCTTTTTCAAGTAGTTCTTTACCGAATTTTGTGTTTTCGATAGACTTACCAGACATTTTACTTAGAAGGAAAGCTTTTTCCTTTTCTTCATACGTAGGAGCAGTACCTTCACCAGGAGTGAATTTCATTTTGCTCTTAGCTAGTGCATCTAATTCTGCAGCCTTTTCTTTGATAACAGCTTCTAGACCCTCAAGAGTTTTCTTGCCGTCTTCTGCTTGCTTTTCAAAGCGCTGAGTAATCTCAGCTAAAAGCTTTTCAGTACCAGTAGTAGAAGGAGTTACAGCTGCAACTGCCTTTTGAATACGTGCTTGCATTTCTGCTTCATCAGCATCAGCCTTAGCCTTTGCGTCAGCAGCGTCTTTTTGTGATTTTAATAGAGCTTCTGTGGCTTGCTTTGCGGCATTAGCAGCGGCTGTTTCAAGCATAGCTTGTAGTTCTTTTGGATCCATTCCGAATTCCTTTGATGTTGTGCTTTTTACTACCTTGGAGGTTTCTAGCCCTTTAGCTGAGTCGCTGTCAGGTGTAAATTGCGTTTTGAATAACTGATATTCCTTATCATTATCAAATGACTTGGAAAGACTAAAAAGAGTATCTTGATTCATAGGTACGGATACCACTGAAATTTCGATAAGCTCAAGTTCTTTAATGATAAAGAGTTCCGTTACAGAATTATATTCAGCATCCAAAACACGGAACGAGACACTGAAAGCGGTTAAGACACTATCTTTTACAAGATTAAAAATTTCTGCCGCTGCAGAAATTCTAGCTTTGATCCATAGACCTTTATCGTCTACTTTATGTTCAACCATTCGACCAACAGGATCGTCGTGATCATGGTACGCCAGTATAATAGGGTTTTTAAGGTAATTTTCCATACCTTTAGCCCACGTACTACTAGGTATCACATCTCCGACTCTATCGGGGGTATTTGCACTAGCATAGCCGCTGATGAAAATACTATCAATAGTCTCATCAGCTGTGGGTAATTCCTTAGTAAACTGACTATTAAGATGAAATACTTTATCTTTAATAGACATCTACATTTTTCCTTTATAAAAATTATGCTCGCAATTATACACAGTTATCATTATACTATGTAGGCAAGGGTAAGTCAATTGTAATTTTTGTTAGCTAATTATTTTGGTTCTGGTTTCTTAGGTGCTCCACCAATATTTGGCTGTGTAGCAGAACCTGCAATATTTGCAGGAACTCTTAGTTTATTACTTTCTGGATCTGCATCTGGTTCATATCTTAATTCTGTTCTAGCTTCATTTGCTGTAATAATTCCACCATTTACTAATCCTACGTGATAGGCAGCAATGTCTTTTAGCTCTGGTTGTAGTGCCGATACATTGCTAGTTATAGCTTCGATATCGTATCCGCTAAGGAGTTCCATTGCTGAAATGTACTTGCGAATAATTGGCATTACGGTTTCTAAGTAGAATAATCTGAGATTAGGAGAAATATTAGCTTGATTTCCACCATCTAGTAATACTGGTGGAACTCCAAGTGTTTCCAAAATCTTTACATTGATGCTAGCTACACTAGCATCAAAGTCTAATTCCTTAAAGCTAGAGTTGAAAAGTTGTAGTGGTTTCAGACCACTATCAACTATCATAGGTCTCTTAGCCCCATTCTTAGGGCTCCATCTAGTTACCCAATTAGCAATAGTTTTCTCTTTAGCTACTTGGCTAAGTGTATTTTCAGTTCCTAATACAAATCCTGGGATTGCGCCATTCTCAAAAAATTGATCCTGGAAATCTAACATCTTGGTTAGGATCTTAATATTTCTATCTGCTGCTTTTAATCTGCTATTACCTCTATAGATTGATTCTCCACTTAAGTCTTTAAAGTGTATAATCTCATCCGGGTACATATCTGTAACACCATTATATGTATACTTCTTAACAAAAGTCTTCTCGTCTGGTATGATTACAACATTAGCTGCTGGAAGATGATATATAAAAGCACCATCATAATACAGGAATACATTACCTTCTAGTAGGAAATCTGTGAACATATTAGTTCTAAATTCCAGTGTAGATTGATAAGGATTAGGTCTACTATTTAATATAGTTACTAAGTTTTTACTTCTTATACCAGTAAACTTACCATCAGCTACTTTTAGCTTAACGTCATAATCTAGTGACGCGCATGCATTCACTATCATATTTATACCACGATTAACTGATTCTAGTTTATCAAAAGATGTTTTATAACTAGCTGCTGCGCTAGAGCTTACATTACTACCTTCGTGGTATGCAATTAAGCTTTGTGCAGGATTAAATTTTTCTCTTAAATTGGTCCACCAAGACATATTATTCCTTACGTAAATTCACTAAAGAAAGATCCTAAAATCTTAGGTTTTGTTATTTCATCAGTAGGACTAAGGAATTTTTCCTTTTGCTTCTCTATCCAAGTAAGTTGTTTAGTAGCCGTATGCATAGCAGGTTTCTTGCCGTATACCCCATGTAATTTTACGTGATGTTTATTACATAATGTGAATACGTCATCATAAATCTCCTTATGAAACGTCTCAATAAACTCGTCTCGAACAGCTAAGATACCTTCATCGGTTGAAATATCATAACCTTTATCATAAGACCACTTCTCCAGTAGGAGTGTGATTGAGTGAGTATGGTGTAGTTCTAAGTCATTTTCACAATTGCAAATATAACAGTGATCTTTTTTATCATAAGCTGCTTTAGCTTTATCTCGTACCCATTTGACCGGTATACGATTATTCCCTGTATTCTTAGCCATTTCTTTAACCTAAAATTACCATGCACGAATTATAGCACTTAAGTAAAACAAAATCAAGTAAATTTTTAGGCAGTAAAAAAGCCCTATATGCACGAAGCATATAGGGCTTTAATAATTTATATACTAAACAGTATATGTATATAGTGCATACCTAATAGCATCCGGTATGTGACTAAATGTATGGACTGGTTTTTCTTTTTGTAGTCCTGGTTTTACATCCCATTGATATTGATCTAATGCTATTAATGTTTCTGAACATTCAGAAGATACAAATAACTTACCACGCTCTATTAATGACTGAACAAATGCAATACCTGGTAGTACATCTTTCTTTGCTTTAATAGTAGCTATATCATATGTATAAGCTAAGTCAGCTGCAAACTGTGCTGCTGCACTATCTATAAATACAGTTTCTATATTCCACTTACTAATTATTTCTTTTAGTCTATCTACGTGAGTAGCAGTTACGCTTTCTGATTCTAAATATTCCTCTACAATAAAGTAGCACTCGTCTTTAGGTCTATAAATAATTACAACAAATGCTGTAGGATCCCTATATCCAGGATCAAGTCCAGCTATTACTTCATCACCGTCTTGTGGTTCATATTCTCTAATAGATTCTTTAGGTAAGTTAAAAATCTGGCCTTCATACGTAACGAAGCTGGCCATGTATTCCTGCTCGAACGTAGCCTTAGTCATAGTAGCTTTAGCTTCTTCAACGTCGCTAACCGACATACGACTATTCTCAGTCCAGTCAGCATGTATACTACACCAATCTGGATATTGCTCACCAAATCCACGATCATAGTACTTACTAAACCAATTATTCTTACCTCTAGGAGTACTAATAAATACAGCTTTGGCACCAGGTCTATCTAGTGTCGGTCTTAAGCTACGCTCGAAAGCTTCCTGACCATCTGCTCCTAAAGCAGCCTCATCAAAGATAATTAGATTATACGAACGTCCAACCACGCTATCTACAGTAGATAATGATCCCATGCGAACCGTACTAGCATTAGACAGTTCAATTATCTTGTCCTTCATATTATCACGTTCGATTTCAAGATCAAAATGTTTAATAAATGATCGCTGAAGCTCGAATGATATTGAGCTCAGTGAGAAATTAGGAGACATAATTAGTACATTACTTTCAGGTACTAACATTACTAATTGTCCAACTACGTTAGCTACATACGTCTTACCAAGACGTCTAGCTAGTGCTGCTGTTATGAATCTATACCTAGGATCATTTAATGCATTTATTAATGCAATCTGTGGAGCATTAATACCATCCCATGCTCCAAGCAGCTTAAGGTATGGTACTACTGGTAATTTAATAAATCTATCTTTGGGACTAATATCAACAATTTCATCGCCGGATATTCCTGATCGACTAATTGTTAACATTTCTTAGGCCTACATATTAAATTAAGAGATACATAATCTCTATCCCAAATCCGTTTAGAATTATTAAAGAAATTATCCGGATTATATAGTTTAGTTACATCTAGTTCACAAATATATCCTAGCTCACTTAGATAGGCATGTAGTGCAGGACTTTTTTCAGCCCTGTCATCTTCAATGTACATTAATGGCTTATATTTAAGAATAGTCTCTCTAGCACCCTTTAGTACTTCTAATTCATATCCTTCAACGTCAATCTTCATGAATCCAATTTTACCAAAGAAGAAATTATCTAGTTTCTTAACATCTACAGTAATACTACCTAGTGCACTTTTAGTACCTAAGCTAGCCTCACCAAAACTACCATTTGAGCTATAGTCATACTTAGGCATTACCTCAGTCTTTTCTTCACTGCCAAGTGCAAAGTTCTTAATAGAGCCTTTAAAGTTCTTTTCTAGCACTTTGATTAGCTCAGGCTGCGGCTCGAAGGCCACAACTGTCATCCCATGGTACTCAAGCATTTGGGATATACATCCCATATTAGCACCTATATCAAGGCAAACCCCATCACCCTCCCGTGCAAGTGCTAAAATATTCATGCACTCTTGGTGACTAAATTCTCCATAGGCATGTAGGCCTCTACCAATAAAGCGATCCTTACCGTAGTACCATACTTCACCGTACCTACCAATTACACTTCGCATAATGCTCTTTCAACGTTATTAAATACTTCGATCCAGTTACCGGGATTTCTAAATACACTAATACTAGGGTACCATACATTCTTAAACCCCATTGTACTATTACCCCATCTAAAGTCAGTGTCCACTAGTGGCATCAGTACCCAGCACGGCATTCCCAATGATCCACACATATGTGCTATAGATGTATCTACTGTTATAACTAAATCGAGCTTACCCAGGTTCTCAATAGTTTCTTTCCAGCTGTTACCATCAAGATGAGTAAACCCAGGTTCAGGACCACTTGCAGGACCAATTGTACATAGTTCGCCATGTTTCCTTAATTTGTTAAAAAAGAACGGAGTGATACTTCTATTCTTATCATTAATATGTTTCTTATTACCAGCCCATACACATCCAATTCGTAATCCTGAGTGTTCTTCAACTACTCGCTTCTCAGCAAGCCATGGTGAGCTAGGTATATAGTCCATTATGCTACCTAGCGATCCGATTGGGATTCCATGAGTAGCATCACTATCCCTAACATCAACACATGTATTATAGTCCGAGAAGATGTAATTTAGGCTAGGATCACATTGGATCCAAACTTCGTCACAGTATTCTTTTAGTTTTTCAAGGTAGCGACCATACATTATGCTGTCACCCATACCTTGTTCGCTTAAGCATACTATACTTTTAACCTTATCAAGCCCATTCCAAAGCTTAAGATCTTCTTTAGCATTTTTTAGTGGATCAGCTCCAGTACGTTTGAACCTATAGTTGTATAGCCTCCAGCACTCGCTTAAGTTACCACCCATATCGCTACAATAGTTCTTTAGCTTTACTACGCTAAGATTCCATAAGCAATCATAATTTAACGGTTCGATAGCTAGGCAAGCCTTATAAAACTGCTCAGCCGTAGCATCATCTTCCAAGCTATGAGCAATTAGTCCTAGGTTATTCAATGCAGTAGGATACGCTTTAGCAAATGTGCCATCACTGTATGGTATTTTTTCATCATTAGCTTTTAGTAGGCACTCTCCAGCTACTTTTAAATTACCTTTATGCTTATATGCTACTGCTAGGTTTAACCATGCCTCTTTACAATCACACTCCTTTAAGAACTGTTTTAGTAGTGGTATAGCCTTATCTGGGTTCTTCTCACAATACTTTAGCCCACGTTGAAATAGTTTATAGTTTTCTTCAGTTATCATATGTCTCCGCTTAACAACTTTTCTATCAATGTGTTATATTTAGTTCCACCATCGTTAATCTGTACGTTAACTTGGTTCTTTATATTTGCTTGTTGTAGTTTCTCAAGCTCAATCTGTCTACTCATTTCATCCATTGTCATTTTATGACTTAAAGCTAATAGTTCTGCAATGTCCTTAGTTGAGCCCATTTCACTTTCTTCTAGCTCCTGAAACTTCTTCTTTATAATAGCATCCATCGCAGCACGCATCTTGAATCTATTATTAAATCCTAGATTAAAGAATACATGATCTATATATGATTTTACTTCTTTCTTCGACAAAATTTGAGTAACTAACTCTTTTGATATATCTAGTTCACTAGCAACAGCGTCTAAATTTTGTGTCTGTAAGTAGCAATTTGCAACTTCTAGTGCTTCTGGTGAAATATCTAATACTTCAACTGGTGTGTTTACTGGCAAATTCATCTAGTCTCTTTCTTACTTCTTTAAATGCTTCTGACCAACTATCATTATTATGTACAATATTAACACTTGAGTACCAAATAGTTTTATCCGAGCGTCCCCACCTGAAATCACCACTTATGAGTGGCATTATCATGATACAAGGTTTACCTAAACAGCCACACATATGTACCATTGAAGTGTCAACAGTTACAACTACGTCTAACTTATTTAACCAATATATAGTATCATCCCAGTTTTTCCATTCCAAAAACGTATATCCAACTCTAGGTACGAAACTATATTTATCATATTCTAAATTATCAAAGTATGAGGGAGGACAGGCTCTATCACTATGGTTCTTGTGTAAATTATTACCACCCCATACACAACCTACTCTTAGTCCATCATGCTTTTCATATATATTTCTATTAGCAAGCCAATCTCCAGCAGGAATATAATCTAATAACTGGGGTAAATTACCAATTGGTATAGCATATTTACAATCACTATTGGCATCATATATATTTTCGTATAAACACTCCAATTCAGGAGCTACCTGCATATATATCTTTTTAAAGTATTTTTGTAGCTCAGGTAAGTATCTGCTAAACATTAGTGCATCACCTTGACCCTGATCGCGAAGTACGACTATACTTTCTGATAAGTGTGGTGTAATTCCATCCCAGAGATCGTGTGGGCGATAGATTGTTAAATCTCCCTCCATAAACCTATATGTGTAATATTTCCACATCTGTTTAAGATCAATAGAAGTATCACCTTCACAATATCGTCTGATCCCACTCTGACCATACCCTAAAAGTGCAGCATAGTTGTTGTGATCTAATGAATACGCAATTTTGTATAATCGCATAGCTTCTATATCATTGAACATTATATATTCAATACTAGCTAAATTATGTATGCATGTAGGATCATTTGATACATGTTTTCCATTTAAATATGGTATATTAGAATCATTAGCTTTATTGAAGTATTCTTTAGCTTTATCTAAATCATGTAACTCTACGTAAATTAATCCTATTTCTTGATATGCTTCTTTACATTTTTGTAAACCTAGTACTCTATTGTAATATTCCAAGGCTCTATCAAAACGCGTATTTTTTCTATAATTTCTAGCCTTCGCGAATAAAGCATTTAATTTCTCATTTGGTTTGTACATCGTGGTTACATAGTTGTGTGATGCAGTAATTATATCACGGTGAGGATATTAGCGCAAGTGTGGATTTTGGTTAGGTGCCTTGACACCGTAAATTGGCACCGTAATGTTTTTCAGAAAATATTGGATGTAGGCCGTGTTGGTGGGTGCACGTGGCCATATGTAACAATCAGTCAGATAACCCCCCCTCATAGGCATAGTCTATTACCACCAGAGATGTAACAGTTTGTAATAGTACTTGTACAGTCGCGCACATGCTGTAGAATAAAGGCATCAAACGAGGAAACGCAATGTTTGCAACACCACTTGTTCTAATCCCTGCCCCCGGCAAACACTATGCCGACGTTGACGCAATGCGTACAGCATGGCTGAACGGTGAAGATTTTTCAATCTGGGCTGGCAAGCGTGGTGCGTATTGCAGCGTGCGCGACCTTACTGAACTGTCACGCGACACAAGCAGCATCACCATCACGACACTGGATTGCAAACTGCAATTCACGGTGCCCGTGCGCGATGTGTGGGGGCATGTTTCTTACAAACGAGGGCACAAGCAATGAAACTGAAACATTTTCGCATCATCACGCGCGAGGGATCGCGCTACATCATGCAACAGCATGGATTTTTTGGCTGGCGTGATGTGCGTTTCGTTGACATGAGCCGTGCGTCAATGCATGGTGGCATAGGCTCTAGACTTGCCGCTTATGACACAGCAGAAGAAGCAGTCGCCGCTATGAATAGGGAGTTTGCAAGGCGTAATCATAAGTATGTCCCGCATCTGGTAGTCATTGCAGACACTAGCGGCACAGACTACCCCGGTCCCTAATACGATGTAAGTTAGTTAGCACTAACTTACATTTGCGCCTATTTTACCACAGCGCATAGGCCCGCGTCAACATATTTATTGTAACTCTTTGTAACTGTTTGTAAAGGTGCTTGCATGTGCTATTCCATGCCCTATACTTACATTGTCAATCAACCACTGCCACGAAAGGGCAAACCATGACAACGAAGATGACTGCGGGCCAACGCAAATACAATACCGAGATGCGCAATGACTTTATGAGCGCAGGCGGCGAACTGTTTTTCTTTCGTGACATTGGCCTGACCATTGCCCTGATCGAAAACTTTGCGGGTTCGCAATGGGCATGCATGGGCATCGCATGGCAATCGCCAAGTGAACCGAAATTCGACAGACTCATCGGCGCATCGCAAGCGATTCGCCGCTGTGATGTGCCCGTGCCTTGCACGTCTGACAATTTCGACTACTTCGCGCAAAGCTTCGCGAATTTGTACAATCAAGGGTAAACACCTATAGCGCATCGTGATCGGTGCGCTATAATTCAGACTCACACACCGGAGAAACGAAATGAACCTTGCCCGTATCAACGAAATCCGTGCTACCCTGAACCTCGCCCCACTGCCTGCTCGCGACACTCGCGCACAGAAGCGCGCTCAGGATGCGAACCGCGCTGCGCGTGCGCCTCTGCCGTTGCAATGCTCGTGGCGTGGGCATTGGTGCGAATTAACAAATAAAAACGTATAGGCTGAGAATTACGGCCTGAGCGGGCGCGAATTTCCGACCCGCTTACGTTCAAAACCCGCTTAGGCGGGTTTTGTTTTGTCAAGCACTGTTACAAACTGTTACAATTGGCGCCAATTATACCACGTATAATTGGGACGTGTCAATAGCTGCACGTGTAACAATTTGTAAAACAACACTAGGGTAAACACCTATGTTATTGTTGGCTGGATGCTATAGAATGAATGCGTCAACTGGAGAAACGACTATGACAATTGACCTCGGCCCCCAACGCTGCGACATGATTGGCGAGGATTGCGAACGCCTGCCAATCGGCGAAGTCACTGAACTGCAAAACCTGCTGTGCGCTGGTTTGACAGATGAGGAATACTGCGAATTTCTCTCAGATGAACTCGGCCCGTATGCGGGTTTGTACGAAGTCGATGGGCAAGAAATGTGGGATCGTTTCTGTCAGCCGATGTGCTAGAATCCTGTCATGGACGAAAAAACACTTCAACTGATCGCAGAATGCGAGCGCTCCAAAATTTGGCAGCGCTTTGGGCAACTGTTCACACTGAAAAACACGATGCCCGTGATTCAGCTAAACCGCAGACTCAAGACCACTGCAGGCCGCTGCAATCTTGACGCTCGCATTGTTGAGCTTGCCCCTGTCATGTTTGCGGAAAATGTCGAAGCATACAAACAAGACATTATTCCACATGAAATCGCTCACATGGTAGCGTGGGATGTGTACCGTGATAACGGTCACGGCTACCATTGGAAAAGCGTGATGCTGGCCTATGGGCTGGAACCCTCGCGCTGTCATTCTCTCACAACGTCGGCAATGCGCATTGCGCGCGCAAAGAAAGGTAGATAATGGATTTTTTGATCACTGTCGTGGGTCTTGGTGGATTGATTCTCATGGGGTGCACTCTAGTCGGGTGCATTTGGATATGCGGTGACCCTAATCGTTGGCAATAAGTCAAGCGATGTTACAAACTGTTACAAGTTTGTAACATTTGCGCCATTTTACCATAGTAAAATGGGGTGCGTCAAGCGATTTATTGTAACAGTTTGTAAGCGTGCTGAATTTGCCACACTAGGGTAAACACCTAGGAAATTGTTCACCGTGGCGTGGTATGCTCTAGGCATGGAATATCTGATCGACACGAAAAGCAGGCGCATTGCGACATGGCTTGATGCGCTCATGCCATCAATGCTCGCGCAATTGAATTTGTCAAAGCGCGCAGGATTCGTGCTTGTCACGGTATCGAAACAGGAAAACGAGGGATTAGCGCAGGAACTATTCGCGGGTTCGTTCGTTGTCTCGCTGAAGAAAGGCATGACACTCGAAAAATTCGGGCTGTCACTAGCGCACGAATTGACGCATGTCAAACAATTTGCGACTGGCAAATTGTCAGACACAAAGAATGGCTCGCGTATCTGGAATGGTGTAAAATATCCACGCAAAACCCCATATATGAATCAACCATGGGAATTGCAAGCATTCGCAAACCAAGAAATTATTTTTCGGCGCGCATTGGAGGCATAAATGGAAACTATCGGTTGGATTGGTTCAATGCTTTTCAGCATTTGCGGTTTTCCTCAGGCTATTCAATGTGCGCGTGATGGTCACGCACGCGGGCTGAATTGGGCATATCTGCTATGCTGGCTTGGTGGCGAAGTTTTTACACTGATTTACGTTTTGCCAATGGGTAATTTGCCGCTGTCGGTAAATTATTTGGCAAATCTTGCGTTTCTGGTTATTATGCTCAGATATAAAATCTGGGAACGTAATGATACTGAAATTCAAATCAAATTCACTGCGAGGCAAATATGAGATTATTTAACGTCGCATTGGAAAATGGTACTGCGATTATGGTATTCGCAGAATCTCGGGCCGCAGTATATGCAAAATATAGGTGGCGGGTTGTTCGCGTTGAGGAAATCATTATCATATGAAAAACCTTTTTGAGTATCGTAAATGGTATTTGAGAATACCAATTACCCGTACCGCAACATTTTGCATCGAAGGGCAAACTCGAATAGGTGATATTCTTATAATAATAACGTGGGTTTGTTTCCTACTTATTATTTAATATCACGTAAGTTAGTTAGCACTAACTTACATTTGCGCCAATTTTATCACATAAAATTGGGCCGCGTCAAGCACTTTATTGTAACAGTTTGTAACGGTGCAAAGTATGGCCCGTGTAACAGTTTGTAATAACACTTGACAATTAGCCAAATCTATGCGCGCCGAAATTGTAACAGTTTGTAAAACTGATTGACACACTGCGCGGGTAAGCGTATATTCAAAGGGTCAGAAACGAATCAACCAAAGGATAATATAATGGCAATTCGCAGAGTATCTATTTACGATATGGACGGTACTATCGTTGATAGTTCACATAGATACCGCACAATAATGGGTGCGGATAATGTCGAACGAATCGACTTGCCATATTGGCGAGAAAATGAAAAACTGGCAATGCTTGATAAGTTATTGCCGCTCGCGCAACAATATAAGGCAGATATTGCAGACCCTGAATGTTATGTTATTATTGCGACTGCGCGGCAAATGGGCGCGGCAGACTGGCAATATGTAAATGAGATTCTCGGCAAACCAGATTATCTAATCTCGCGCAAACCCGGCGAGAATATCAGCGGTGCGAAATTGAAAATTCGCGGGTTGATTAAATTCTTCAATTTGAAACAGTTTCGGGCCGCTCGCGCAGTATTTTACGAAGATAATGTGCAGTATCTGAAAGCGGTTTGTGATAGGTTCAAAATCAGCGGGGTATATGTCCCTAGCGTGCAAGGTCACTAAGGGTAAACACCTAGTCACGCAACTGGTTTTTCCTATATAATCAATGCTCACCCACTAAGGCGCACAATGGCAAAAAAACAGTTTTTCCTAATCGTTGACACTGAAACGTCAATCACGGATAAGGTCGCGGATTTTGGCGCGGTTGTCTGCGATAGGCATGGAAACATTGCCGCACAATGTGCGGTTTTGGTTCAATCTGTTTTTGGTGTTGACTCGCTTTTTTACGATAAGAATGCGCCGGGTATCTGGTCTGCTGCGAACGTGTCTGCACGCATGGATTCTTATAATGCGATGCTAACAGCGGGTTCGCGTATGCTCGCAAGCGCAAACGCAGTAAATCGTTGGCTGGAAAAAGCAGCGGGTAAGTATAACCCGACACTTACGGCATATAATCTCGCATTTGATGCGAGTAAATGTGCAAATACTCAAATTGATTTGAATATGTTTTCAAATCGGTTTTGTTTATGGGGCGCGGCCGTTGGCAATATCTGTCAAACTAAGGCATATCGACAGTTTGCCATTGACAATCATTTGTTCAATGCTCGCACGAAATTCGGTAATATGACATATTCGACAACTGCCGAAGCAGTTACTGGGTTTCTCACTGGTAGTATGACTGACGAACCGCATACTTCAATTGAGGATATTATCGGATATGAATTGCCGACTCTGGTGCATATTCTCAAGAAACGCAATTGGCAAGAAAAAACAATTGCATATAACTGGAAATCTTTTCAAGTAAAGGATCATTTCTGTGCCAAATAACAAAATGCAAAGAATATCGAATCCATATGGTCCGCTAATGGATTCGATATTCGACGTAAAATTGCCGGTATATGTTTTCCGCGTGAAACATATATACCAGGATGGTGACGAATGTGCAGCATTATACCATTATCCGGGGTATCTCGGCAAGAACAAAAAAACTCACGTTATTCTAGTATCTGAACAGTATTCGGATACTCTGGAGAAAATGCTCGGGTGTTTGTTTCACGAATATATCCATATCTGGCAGCACGAAAATGGGTATAGATTCGGCCACGGTGAGAAAACACAATTCAAACCGTGGGCGCGGTATCTACTCGACAGATACTGGGTTATAGTTTAATAATATGGGGCAATATGCCCCATATTATTTTATATACTAAGTTAGTGAGTACTCACTAACTTCGGGCGCCAAAATTATATCATATAATTTTGGCCCGCGTCAAGCGGTTTTTTGTAACAAGATGTAACAGGCCCCAGGCCGGGCAATTGTAACAGTTTGTAATACTGCTTGACATGCACGCGGGCATATGGTAGGAAAATGCAATTGTAACAGTTTGTAATAACACTTGCGCGCTGGCCTGCCATGCCTCATAATCTACTTATCGGATCAAGAAACCAAACGCAACGCAACAACGGGAAATAACCCCACAGTTGACAAGGTTTTCGGATTCCGGTATAGTCTCTACTTCACTTCACAACTGCCACGAAAGGGCAAAAAATGGCTACCGAAAAGACTGTCAAGGCACCGAATTACACCGATGCGCAAACCGCAACCATTCTCGCGGGCTACGCTGCCGACGCGAGTAAGGAAAACGTCGAAAAGATGGCTGTTGCCATCGGCAAGACTGCTCGCAGCGTGATCGCCAAGCTCACGAAAGAAGGCGTATACAAGGCGAAGGCGTATGTCAGCAAGAACGGCGAAAAGCCGGTCAAGAAAGACGCGCACGCCGATGCGATCGGCGCGGTTTTGAAGTTGACCGAATCGGAAACGGAATCGCTCACAAAGGCGAACAAAACCGCTCTGGTGAAAATTTTCACGGCGCTCGCCAACAGCAAACCGCTGGAAAATGGCGAGGAAAGGGCTGGCGAAGTCGCCCCGGTAGGCGAATAATCAATAGGGGGAAACCCCTATTGATTAAATCCCGCAATGCGTGCATAAAGTCATCGCGGCGGGTATAGGGTAAATCCCTATTGACAAAAAAGCGAGAAACGCGGCCGTGACCCGACGCCATCGGTAGCCGCTAGGTTGGCATCCCTGCGCATAGCAGGTACTCACTTTCAAAAACCGCGGCCGCGGTTTTTGTTTTGCCCGGTAGCGAAGTGAGCACTCACTTCGGGCGCGCCAATTTTATCACATAAAATTGGGGTGTGTCAATGACTTTTACAATCTGTTACATAGGCTACAATTCGGGCCCTGAACGCGAATCATTCTCACTCGCATTCAATGTAAGCACTTACACACATTTGGACGTTAGTGAGCGCTCACGTCGAAAAAAAGCAGTGCGCTGCGCCAGTGGTAGTGCTACAAAAAATACACTTAGTGCGTTCTGCGCCAGTGGTAAAGCGGTATAATTTGGCCGCGCCCATTATACTCGCGCGACCACGCGCTGTCAAGTGAATTTTTCTGAGCCTGACCCCAATTAGTCGTAAGGTCGGAAATAATTTTCTTGAATTTTTGAAATTTCCCGCGTATAATAATGAAATGGATTGGGAGATCAAGCATAACCCAACGCTGCGTAGGCAGCCGGCCCGCATAAGTTTTAACGTGCGCGTTTGTATCCAAAAAATGTTGAGCCACGAGTATACATTAAAAAATATTCACTTGAGGCTTTTATCCAAACGATTTATAATTCTTTATCGGATCGCAGAACAATCCGAATAAATTAACCCATTAACATAGGAGAGAGAAAATGTCTGCTGAAAAGGTTGCGAATTATTCCGCCGAACAGGTTGCGGAACTGGTTGCCGGCTATCAAGCTGGTGTGGCTGTGGAAGCTCTGGCTGTCAAGCTGGGCAAGTCGGCACGCTCGGTGATCGCCAAGCTGTCGAAGGAAGGTGTGTACGTCCCCAAGGCCAAGGAAGCCGGCAAGCGTGAGATGCTGAAGGCGGAAATGGTTGCCAAGATCGCCAAGGCGGTCGGCGCGTCCGAAGAACAGGTGGAGTCGCTGGAAAAGGCCACGGGTCCGGCTCTGATGTTCGTCCTGAAGGCTCTCGAAGCCTGACGGTGCGGAGCCTAGGATCAAAAATTCTCACTTGATCCTGGGGCTCCTTTCATGTATAATATGTATATGGACTGGGGAATTAGCGACAAGAAGAAAAGCAGCGATTCAGATCAATAAATATTGTCTTGATTCGCATCCCCTTTTCATGTATAATAGATGTTGAAGTGAGAGAAAGACCGGAATCACCGGCGCGTAGTATAACACGTTACCTTGTAAAGGGACGTCAAGCAGAGGCAGCGTGAGTAGACGGCGAGCTTATACTACAATTTTCCAGATGGTGCTCTTTGGTTCCCATACATGGTTGGGAATAGATGAACTAAGTGTCGTGAAAATTATACCAGGTCGACAGCCATCCCCTATTTATGCCCCTTTGGACTTCTGGCGAGGTCAACAGCCTTTCACGTTGTGCAGATGGGATCGAAACCCATAAGGGGTACCAATTAAAGCATCCTGATGAGACCGTGCAATTCGGTCGAAACGGTCAGTCGTAGATTAGTCAGATGAGTCTGATTTCTCTGAGTCTCCTGACCGTAGGTGTCTAATAAGGTCGAAAGCATTTGCGTGCCTGTTACCTAAAGAGATTACTCTCCTATGACTATTCTGGTGTCATCCGTATAGTTAGTTTGCCAAAACTTAAGTTGGTAGTCTCTGACATAAGGACTTAAACCAGGATGTCTGATCTGGCCCGGCATATAAGCGGCTGCGAGTAGTAGTGGGAAGATCGCAAAATAGTCTCACAACAACGAAAGGCAGAATCTGGGAGGCGTCTACATGCGGCCCGGAGGTTAATATAAGTGTAGACGTTACATTGGATCTTAATCAAATCCAAGACGAATTATAAGATTAGCGAGCAGCGCAGATACCAGTCGAGCAGCTCCTTATATAGACTGGTGTAGCGAGTGCCGCAGACTAGCATGCAAGGGCCATCAAGCGAAACTTAGATCTAGAATACCGTGAGAGTCGGTTTATTTAGTGTCCACCCCAGGATGGAATCCTGCCCGAATTGGACTTAAATGCGATAGCTTTGGAGTGCTATCGAGCTTGTTGCGGATCAGATCGTGGATGCAGAGGCAACCCAACATGATCCAGCCAACGTCGGGAGACGTTGTTATATTGTGTTACCTAGTACGCGGTCTCGAACCCTTTATGGTACCAACTTAGGAACACATACGTGTAGGTAAGTAGCTCTTACCACACAAAGAAACCCAGTACGACGCGATACGGCTGGTGCTCGGCTACCGAGCATAAACCTGGCAGAGTCCCAGCTCTTAAAAAACAGTGGAGATTGAGAGTTTCGACGACTCAAGATATCTATATAAAAAGTACTAGTCATACTTCTAACCCCCTTAATCTTCGGATTCTGGGGGTTTAGTTTTTGCTCAATTGTAACAAAATGTAACAAGTCTGTTTCGGCGCCAAATTTTACCAGTGCTGAGCAGATTTGTCAAGTGAGAATTTAGCGAATCGCCCCAAGCGGCGCAGCCTCTTGCCTCCGGCAAGCAATTAGCGCGGTTGGGTCATAATTATTGTGGTTGGGCTGTTTTGAATGAAAAAATAGTCACAGTTGACTTCCGACGCAAAAAAGCCTCGTAATAGTGATATTACGAGGCTTTTTGAGTTTTAGGAAGTTAATGCGTCTTCTAGCATCTTTAAGACGTTTTTATTGACCTTTTCAAGAGATTCTAGTAGTTCTACATTGACTTTTAGCAAATTTGCAATACGCTCGACGTATTCTTCCTTTTTTATGGGCGGTTCACCCTGTTTATTAAGGTATTCCTTCTTCTTGTATACACCAAGTGAGGCCAGTTTGGCAATTATAGAGCGCTCAGGGACGTCTAATTGCTCCGCAAGGAGCGCAACTGACACGCCTGAGGCGTAATCAGCAACTAATTTCTTGGTAGTTTCATTATCGTACTTCATGCTGTTTCGATCGTTGGAAATGGCTCTAAAACCGAATTTTTTTGCAATACGGTCAACATCGGCTGAAGAAGGGAATCAAGCGATTGAATCAACGATTCCGTAGCCTCTGCATTCATATACATCCTAATGATTGTACAATCATGCTGTATACACAACACTATTTGTGTACCATCATTTGATGGCCCGACTGTCCACATTGGGGGCTCAGGTAGTTTTGGTGCAGGTGTAATACTTGTAGGGGGACCTGTTACAATTTCTTTTTTTTCTTCTGGTTTCGTTTTGAATAAGTTAAACATTTTCGTTTTCCCATGGAAATATAAAGGGGGTGTTATTGGATTCTTTACTAGTTTTTGTTCTAGATTTCTGTTCCCATGGTAAAGTCACGGAACTAGATGTTAGTACCTCTGAAGGTACTAATGGTTCTGGCATTAAATCTAGGTCCCAGGGGTCTAGTATCATGTATTTATGTCTATTTACTGGATGTGCACACCAAATTTGTGCTAATACAGCTTGTGTCATAGCCTTAAATTTACCTAACGCAGTATCTTTTATACCTACCAATCTATTATAGCTTGTAAGATCATACTGACCTGATCCTAGGTCACGAGCGTAGAGAATTTCATCTGCTGTTATCTCTACTTTTGGTGTATCTATAACATCCATTAGATTTTTATCTACTAATATAGATAATTTAGTACGATCCCAGGAACTGTAGCTAATATTATTATATTGTTTTTGAGCCGCTAAATAAAATGGTACTAGTGAACATACGGGCAAGTGTGTTTGAGAAGTCATGCCCTTCATGAGCATACTTCTATTAGACTTAACTAGAAAGTACCATAGTCCTTCTTCAAAGAAATTATCTCGAATATTAATCTTCAGAAACTCTACCGGATCATACATACCATTCTTTAGTTCTGGTAATTTATACGCCCCTAAGTGAGCAAATAGCTGTGGTCCTAACCAGGACCACGATTTTTGAATTCCATATTTAGTTACAAATGGTTCAATTTCTACTACACTAACAATTTCCTCAAACGGTAGTGTTTTTATATCGTTTTTAATTATTTTTGCTCTATACATTCTGATCCTAGAATCTGCTCGCTACGCGAGCAATTTTACTCAATTTACTAGAATATTTTCTAGTCTGTTTTTGCTAGACATGGTGGGGGAAGAAGTGGTCAGTTCGCTATTACTTTCTCAGAAACTTAAAGCCCGACGCACTTGATTAATACAATTATACAAATTTAACAAACTTATATAATTTACTTAATTAATATTCTATTTTAGCTTTTAATTTTTGCTTATATTATATATAAAATAATACTGCTATTTGAACATTGTTACCAACCTACGAATAATTCGTTTGAACCTATGCTCTGAGCCCCGTTTCCCACATTAGAATTGCGCGAAAACGGAAGCCTAGGTTCAACGAATATTCTGGTTGAACAATGTATGTGCTAATTAACCTCTGTTTATACATTATTGTAACACACTTTTTTAACAATTACAAGCCTATTTTTTCGTAGCACTTTCACTTAAGATTATTCTTGCTCTATGTGCGTTCCGTAATGCTGGGACATATGCTAGTACCTTGTCTCCACTGTCTACGAAATACCAGGTTTCTGACGGCAATTTTAGGCTAGTACTCGCAAAGATTTGCCTAGTTTTAGTGCTAAAGAAATTGGTAACATCAACGTCTGCTATCACTAAGCCATCTTTAGTGACCTCATTTCTGTAATTTGTAATCTTCATGGTCTATCCCTTTAATCTAGTTCATCTGCTACTATCTCTCTAATCATTTTAGTAACGTCTTTATTGATTTCAGCAATGCATTCGATTACTATATCCCTATACATTCTCACAGAACCTGGACGTAGATATCCTAGATGTTTCATAATGATACCATCTATCATCTCATCATTTATTTTTGAAATAGTCATTTACTTCCTCATTTAGCTTTTTGTTAAGTGGCTTGCCAGTTTCTACATAGGACCATTGAACGTGCGTAGTGTATTTGTTCGAGTTAGGATCAAATGTAGTAATATTCTTAGACCTAATTCGGTCAGTTGTAGAAAAAAGGCCGAGCTTCTTTTGATGAAGCTCGGCCCATGTTTCATTAACGAACTTACGCTCAATTATGTTTGTTATGTTCATGTAGTTTTAATAGGTCTTTTAGACCTTCTTCTAGTCCGTTTTTGAGACCTTTTTCATATTCATCTATGAGAGCTTTGGTAACATAGTCCACAAGCTCTTGCCTAGCTGCTTGCCAGTGCGAGTGAGTAATGTCCTTCCAGAGCTGACCTGTAGGAATGTCTCGTTCTCTATCTTTCCTAGAAATAGTATCGGCTAGAAATAGTATATGAGATGCTTTAGCAATATAGCTATCAGTAGTCACCACTTGCTCCTCCTCCTCCAAAATCACCACCAGAACCGGATTCAAAGCTTGGTGTAATGTTGTCCGCCTCGAATACTTTATTGATTAGATCAGAAAGAATAATAGGGGAACTGAAGTTACGCATAGCTTCATTAGTAAATTGGTCCGGCTCATAGTAATCATGAATAGTACAATGAGTTTTCTGGAATAGGGCTGGGCGTGAGCATCCCTTAGTTTTGCACAGGAGTTTTTGCATTAGAATTTATCTCCATGAAAGGTTTGATGCTTACCAAAATGAAATTTAGTACGCACACAATAAAAGCAGCTATTATCTCCTAGTGGAAGCTCTGCTGCACACTGGGTTCTAAGACTAAATATTAGCCTAAGGTAGTCTAGAAATGATAGTTTAGTTTCGTCCATCACTGTGGTCCATAAGTTGTTGAATGTCTTCTGGTGGCATGAACGCTTCGTAGAATGGTTGCATTTGTTTAATTAGTTCTTGATCTGCGTAGGTTTTAGCAGTAGATTTTTGAGTAGCTATTTTCTTTTTACCCATCATTTCATTATAGAATTTTAATTGATGTTGGGCTAATTTTTTAGCTTCTTTAACAGATGGAAAATCTTTAACTTGCATAGGGGGTTTATTATGAGATGTAACAGCACGGAAAAACTGGGTTAGACGTTTAGTATTAGGGAAATCAAACCTTCCATCAGCATGTAGAAACCCATCAAACGCTATTGCGTAGGCAATAATCGTCTCATCTGGTATTGAAGCTTGCGCTTCATGCGCTGCGAGACATTCGTCTATTTGCTTCTTCCAGAACGGGCCGTCGCCTGCTCCATCAAGGTGGTCCCATTGGCGGATACGTTTAAGTAGTTCTAGTGGTGTGGTCATGGTGCATGATCTCCCTCATAATCACATATTGTACCAATAAGATATGTAACAATACTTACTACAAGTGTTACTGCACATAATACTCCAGCATTATAACCACGCTGAAACTCAAATCCACCCGCCCATGCAGTAAATATTGTAAACAGTGCTGCAAATATTGGAAAAATAATATTATACTTCATACAACAATTACCTTATCAGTAAATTCACGGTTAGTTTCACTACCCATATATCCATACGGATTACATACTAGACGAGTATCACCTAGAGTGAGATCCATAGAATCATGAGTATGGCCAAATAGCCAAGTAGTATTGCTTAGATTAGCAATCCAGTTATCTAGTTCGTTAGCAAAATACTTATTAAGTAGATTACCATCCCTAAACCTTCTAGAAATGCATTCATAGGCTGGAAGGAAGTGGGTAACAATTACCTTTTTACCAGGAGTGGTTTCATACATATGCTTAATGTAGTCGATATGTTTACGATACAGTTCAATTGCGTGAGTAGGCTTAAAGTTTTTAATAAGCCTAAAGTCAGTAATCATATCCTTGGCTGCCATTTCAGCAACTACATCATAATGAAAATTAGTCCACAGAGTAGCCCCAATGAAGGTAACAATATCACCATCACGGTCACTAATACTCATTTTACCCGGATTAAGAAGGTAAACGTTACTAGGAAGTTCACCAATATCATCAAAAGTAGCAATATCAGAACCATAATATTCGTGATTACCTGGCACATACACAACGTGTGCATATGCATTGGCAAACTGCTTCAGAACTTTCTTAGTATTGGTACGACCAGACGCGATATCTCCTGCGAGCACAACAACGTCGCAACGCACAGAGTCGGTTACACAAGCCTTGCCAAGCTGAAGCAGGGGCTTCAATTCGGCTTCTTTTCTCCAAAATTCAGTATGGAGATCACTATAAAGTAGGATTCTCATGATAATAGGGTTTTTAGTTTATAAAAAAGTTTTGGTTTAAATAGTTTTGCTTCTGGTCCACAATCGCCGTGTTTTTGACGCATACCTTCACAAGTATAGTTTAACACTTCTTCATAAATAATACTTTGTGAAATATATCTAGCAGCTTCATGCATACAAATATGCGGACTAGGTGCATATCCACCATAGTACTTAGATGCAACATCTAACTTAAAATAAATGCAATTTTGGCAGGATTTCATTTGTAAAATATGTGGTTACCTTCAGCTAGAAGGAATTGTTTTGATTGGGCCCAGTCGGGTGAAATATCTTTGGTATGAAAGTACATTACCTTAGAATTATAGCTGAGTGCTGCATAAGCCGCATCAAGTGCTCTGTACCAGAGAATTGGATGTGGTTCTTGTTGTTTTGTTTGTGTCCATGAATACTGGTATGGTTGATATACAACATCACAAACTGTATTTGGATAATATTTATTAGATACTCTGTTGAGTATTGTTTTAGCAACTAATACTTGACCTTTAAATGATTCACCTCTTGCCTCATAATAAACCGTATCAACTAAACACTTAATGTCTTTAGTCAAATAAGGTGAGTTGGGTAGAGTCTGTGACAGCATTGGTCTCGTCGATACTAATAATATCACTAGTAGTAGTATTTTTATCATTATGGTATTCCTCAAGTTCACTAAGCATTTCTTGATTTTGCTTAGTAAGAGTCTTTACCACAAGATCATTCGTAATATTAACCAGCATTAATTGCTTAATAGCATTGGCTGCTCTGCGATCTAAATTAGTGGGACCTACAAGAGTCCCATCTTTAGTATGTCGTGGGGTAGACAACTCTTTGATTAAATTATTCATCTATAAAATCTCCAGTCGTTGTATATTATAAGCTAAATGAGGTAAAAAATCAAGTGAATATTTTCGCCTGCGCCAACCCTCAAAAATTTGCATTTGATTTCACAGTCCCGAAGTGCTATAATATTCAAATGCGGTGTTATGGATATTGACCGCGTACCGGGAGAAAAACCCAAGAACCAACCCAATAATTCTAATGCTATTGGAAATGATTGGGGACTAGAATCCCTGAACGTTATAGCATGTAGACTATAGAAGTCCATTCTGGTGGCATTAGTCGTAGATCATAATTCAGTATATTCTGATAATTATGGTCTGTAAAGGTGGGTGCAATGCCTACTGGATTCCCCCAATCTAGGGGGAATCATTATAGTTATTATTTTGATAGCTATACTGATTCTCTAAAATAAAAAGAAAGACATGAAAAAAGATTTTCAAGCAAAACAACTGTGGAAAAAAGCATTTAGTAAGAAAGAAGTAGTGCGTCCTACGATTATGGATGAGTCCTCACTTCCATGGCCCTTCCCAACTAGCAAACCAGAAAATAACTGGGCCTGGCCTTATCCTGATGAGGAAATAGAAGCGAGTAAATCTGCTGTATGGCCATTTCCTGAGCCAGTAAAAGTAGCTGAGCCATTATTTGCAGAAGAACTTGCAAGTATGAGTTGTGGTGGAGTTATAGGATCTAATTATGTAAGAGTTATACATCTTGATAACCCTAAAGCTAGTAGTGCAACTATAACACATACTCCGTACGATCCTAAAAATATTACATATATTGAGACTGATCCTAATGGCAAATCATTGAATGAAGCAGGATCGAAGGCTGATGCTGGTAAGTTGCGTCCATGGTTGGTACTAGGTGATTTTAGTAATGCTTTAGAAGAAGTTGCTAAGGTTGGTACTACTGGAGCTAAGAAATATACCGCGCATGGTTGGTTAACTGTACCAGATGGTAAAGATAGATATATGGATGCATTTGGTAGGCATATGCTTCAGCTAGGATCTGGTAAAGTATATGATGATGGCCCAAATGGTATTTATACTAAGCATCTTGCTCAAATGATTTGGAATCTGTTAGCAGTATTAGAATTAGAGCAACGTGAGGAAAAAGGTTGAAACCGTTAGAGTCAGCCCTACTTAACACTAGAAAAACTGTACTTGAAGGTTGTAGTGAATGTGTGATAGAATTTACTTCTGACTTGGAAATTAACCTCAAACAATGTAATTGTTGTGGTCTATGGCAAAAGTCAATGCATAAAGATTTAGACGGACTTGATATTTGTAAGTATTGTCTAGATGCTTACGGACCTTAAAATGAAGAAACAAAAGAGAAATTACTTTAAAAAATTCCAGTTCGATTATAAAAATAGAGATATTTGGTTCAATATGAAGTTTAATATGCCAATTATTGGACATTTTTGGGCAGGAAAACATTTTAACTAAACAATGGCTCCTTCGTATAACGGAGAATGCACCAGGCTACGAACTTGGCGATGAGGGTTCGATTCCTTCAGGAGCTACCAAAATAAAATGAAACCAGAAACACTAAAAGGACCAAAAATAATCTTTTCAACAGCAATACTTACTTCAACACTTCAAATACTACATCCAGTCGCTATATTTAGCCTTGAATATTGGGTATTTTTAGCAAGTAGTTTTATTATTGGACAGATTTGGAGTAACACATGAATCCCGCAACATTTAATTATACACTTGAAGCTACTGAAGAACTTCTTGAGCTCATGAACATAAAAGGTGAGCTTAGCAAAGAACAGGCTATTAGATGCTCAGCACTTTATGCATCTATGCCAGTAGATTATAGAAAAGATATGCTAATTAAACTATTTAAAAACGAAATATGAACGCAGCAACATTTAATTACATTATACAACTTCTAGAGGATTTGGAGAACGAAGTATTTTTTAATAAAGAGATGTATCTAGAAGCATTAAAGGTTATTCCACTCGATATACTAACAAACGAATACAAATGAAACAACGTTACCTAATTGACTACGAGAACGCACATTGGTGTGGTGGTCAGATGAATGTAGTGGTTTGGGCTGAGAACGAAACAGAGGCTGAGATTCTAGCCGCAGACTATATGGAAGAAACCCAACGTGAGCAATTCTCTCAAGAATATGGTGATTCAGTATGTGAAGATGAAGAATACGAAGATGAGTCAGCCGTATCTATTAATTCGATAGAACTGTTTGACGAAGGACATAAGGAATGGGAATTCTTTATGAATCCTACTCAGCGCGCTGCTTTCTATCCTATAATTGGCATGCCTTACTAAATAAATTCTTGCGTTAGTACAATGGAAAGTACAGTCGGTTTCTACCCCTCAGATGAGAGTTCGATTCTTTCACGCAGGACCAATATATCACCATAGTACAACGGAAAGTATTGTGGTTTCCTAAACCAATGACGTAGGTTCGACTCCTACTGGTGGTACCAATTATGGATTATGCATATATAACAGTAATAATACTGATACTCTTAGTACTTGTACTAAGATGTATGCTAATCTGTTGGCTAACTAAAACAAATAATGAAGATAAAAACGTTTGATGTAAACACTCAAGGTAGAGACTTTGTGTGTGGGGACCTACACGGATCACATGAACTGCTAGTTGGGTTTATGGGACACGTAGGATTTGATTTTGAAAAAGATCGTATGTTTTCGGTGGGTGATCTAGTTGATAGAGGCCCACACAGTTTTAGGTGTTTGAGTCTACTGCTTGAACCCTGGTTTCACTGTGTAAAAAGCAACCACGAACAACTAATGGAAGACTTTCTAACTGGTGGACCTACTGGTGCCTGGTGGTTCAGAAACGGTGGAAACTGGTTTGAATTTGTGAACGATGAAGAAAAACACGATGTTGTTGACCTTCTTCTACCAATAGTAGAGAAACTCCCTTGGCTAATTACAGTAAATATGAGTAATGGAAAGAAATTTCACGTTATTCATGCTGAAATTCTTGGCAAAGAAGATGAAGTTATTACTGATGAAAGTCTAGTTACTAACTTTAAAGATATTGCTAGTCGTGTTTGTAGAGATGGGCACGGGCTTTTGTGGGGTAGGGAAATGTTTGCGGAACTTTTTGCAAAAGAAGTTAGTAAGCAACATGGTATTCTACACAAAGCGATTCTGTCTAAACATGCAGTAACAGATTTCTTTAATGATAAACTGTCACACATCTTTAGTGGACATACACCAGTACGTATGCCAACTACAGTAATCGGCCAAACCAATATTGATACTATGGCATTTGCTGTAGATCGGCACAGTTGGGCTGGACTTACAGTTACAGAGCCATTGACTGGTAAGTTTTGGAAAACCGACAATGTCGGAACTAATGAGATTGAGGCACTAGTGCTATGAAACAAGACCCGGACGAACGCAAAGAGCGTAAAGAACAAGAAAAACAAAGACGTAATGCGCGTCGCGGTAAGCGTCCTCCTGTGGACGAACAAAGTGATAGGAATTAAATGAAAAAGAGTCTATTAGTAGCATGTCTACTAGCAATAAGTTTAATTAGCTCAGTAGATGCTACTACTAGATCAGCTAAAGTGCGTAAAGAGTTTGTAAAGACTCATCCGTGCCCAGCTAAAGTAGAACATAGTAAAACTACCTGTCCAGGATTTGTGGTAGACCACATAATTCCATTATGTGCAGGTGGTAAAGATGCCATTGAAAACATGCAGTGGCAAACAAAAGAAGAATCATATAAGAAGGATAAGTTTGAACGTTCACAGTGTGCTTCATTGAAGAAGGCTGCTGTAACTGCTAAACCACCAGCATCTGCTGCTTCTAAGTAAATTTTATCTTGAATTTCCTGATCAAAGCCTGTATAATTAAGGCTTGAAAGGGATTTTTATGGCAGCAGGTTATAGCAAAGAATTTCTAGTATCTGCGTTCCTAAGTAGATATTACTCACTTCCATCTGAAAAGTTCGAGTCACTTGAAAAAATGGCTGAAGCTTTTTATGACGAAGCAGGAAAAGATAAATTTAGGGTGTATTGTTCGTTGGATGCGGAAGCAATAAAAAAGTATAAGGATGAACAATAGTTACTCATACCAAACAGGGATATTTTCGGGATTTCTAATACTAATACTACTATTGTACCACGTTAGAAAGAATTTTCCCTGGATTGGTGGTAACATTCGTTTATGGTTCCATCTTCATATGTTTATAGGAGCAATAACTCCTTTTATAGTTATTGCTCATACTAGATTATATTTTGGTAGTCTGAATGCTACAATAGCGTTCATATCATTAATGATAGTGGCTATAAGTGGTGTATATGGTAGGTATCTTTATAATAAAGTAATACATACTATGGGCCATCTACATGATAAGTATGTTATAATGTTTGTACATTGGCATATTTATCATAAACCATTCGTAATACTGATGATTATTGCGGTAACGGTACACATAGTTGCTGTTCACATGTATTAATTTAAGCTTGAATTGCGAAGTATTTTGGATTATAATATATATTCTGAAGTGAGAAATGGCGCACTGCTAATAGCCACAAATTATTAGCCCAGTATCAAGTAAGCTGGATCATTAAGATTAAATAGTAAGATAATTGGATACAAGACAATGGGAACGAGACATAGGCCGCGGAAGTCGTATACTTCTGCCCCTGTTTGTCACTAGTAGGCGGAAGCAAGTGAGAAAATTATCTAGCCTGGCCAGGAACTATTTAATCTTAATGGGTGAAGCTGATCGGTATGTCAGCGGCGTTCGATGAAGCTACAATAGATTGGGATTCGGGATAAGCTCCGATACCGATTGACGATAAGTGGAGGCGTGACTAGACTACGTAATTGTGAATTAGCTATACAATTGGACTCGTAGACCCATTTTTATATTAAAGTATAACTAACAGTGCCCTATGCAATCACGCACAGACCCCGACCCGCAAGCTCGGCAGGAATGTTAAATTGTGATATCCTGGCATACTGAAAAGGTAGTCATTGCGGCAATGCTGTCGTATTAGTTATACTTTAATATATTTTCTGATATACGGGACAACCGCGTAAACAATTGCCACTATCTCCTTTCCAGAACACACCTTATATTTAAAAGTATATAAGACTAACGTGCATATGTATGGGACCGAGCCCCAAATAACCGTCCGGGCCCTTCAGAAAATACTTATAGTAGTAAGAGAAACCCTTAGAGCCCAAAGCATAAGTTAGGGATTGGGGGACCGATCGGAGAAACTTGAAAGAGGGAAGCTGTAGCCGGTAAACCGGAGCAGGGCATGGCCGATTAGCTACTATATTTTAATATTGGTTCATTAGACACTTAAGGAGAGTGCGCGGGCTGTAACCCCGTTTCCCATCGGGACAGGAGGATCGTTACCTTGATGGACCACCAAACAACTAACTAATAATAAAATGCTAAAAAAGTTTCTTCGCAAGTATCTTGAAATTCCTGAGTCTCCACCGCGTATAGAGGCAAGATTAATTGCTGCTCAAATCGTAGAAGAAGTAAAAAAATCAGAATGGTTTATAAAGTACCATAGAATTGCTGTTGAAAAGGCTATTAGTGAAGAACTTCGTGACTATAAGTATGAGGTTTCAGGTAAGGCAAAACTTTCCGCACTTGAAGCAGTTTCCTTTATAAAGGACGAAGCTTTTATTGATGGTATCGTAGAACGCATTAAGAAGAAGCAGCTTTAAAAAGAACCCTACTAGATGGATGTGATCTAGGATTCTCATTGAAACGTGAGCCTTGCCGATTTAAGTATACTTAAATCTAGAGCAACCCGGAAGTTTGGTAACCGGGATTAATTCAGAAGCCGTAGGTGATTCATTTGCACATCTAAGCTACGGATCGAACTAAGTGATGTGTGCCCAAGCTGTCGGAGAGGGCTAGTGTTCCGACCCTGCAAAGAGTAAGCGGGACTTATAGTAGAGTACATAATCTGTGGTAGGAAGTATGGTTTTCCATACTTCAATCAAGTTATGGGTCGCGATTGCTTTCGTGCCCTAAAGCCACATAAGCAAGATGTGTATTCTACTATGGGTCATAATACAATCGTGAGTAGCTGTGTATATACACTTCAATGCGGGAGACCGGACCGCTGGCCCATTTCACTAAAATAAACTAACAAAGGTAATATGAAAAAGATTCTTAGTATTCTAGCACTGGCAGTTCTTACAGCTTGTGGTGGTGGTGGTGACAGTGGTCCTACAGCCCCTCCAGCATATAATTATGCTGCACACAATGGTAAATATAATTGTGTACTTAGTGGAGTTAACTTCACTATTGACATGATTTTTGAAGAAGTTCGTGCAACAGCAGTTGTGGATTTTCAAGGAATCAAAGCTACCTTTGTCTACAATGATAAGGTATGGAAGTTTGAAGAACATCCAATGTATACAGACTTTTTGCCTGGTGGTGTAAAGGCTGAGACTATTGGAACATACGATACCAATAACATGTATATGTATGTTGGACCAGCTACTGATCTTACTAAGTATTACACAGATTCAATTTTCTTTTGTAGAAAGTAATGTAAAGCGGTGGGCTGAAAGCTAAGGCCGACACTGTTAGGAGGATCGCAAGACGCTAAATCTGGAATGCTCCGACCAGATACATCTCCCTCGGGTAGTGGTTCCTCCGAGGTCCAGAACGACGGAACCAATAATGGAAATGTCCGCCATATAAAGGACATGCTTCAGACTGCAATGGGGCGACAAATACTGGTTCAAAGAGATCAGTATAATGTGCAGATTAGATGTGGGAAAATCCATGTGCTGTTAGTAAACTTAGCATGGTAGGTTGGCGTTAGAAGGTAAACGCATCGTCACGTACTCAATTCCAAATCTGACGTACGGGCTAGTAGAATGATTTGGGGCTATAGCTAACACCGCCTTTAGTAGTGTTCCCGGATCGAGTAACCGGGACTTATTATTGGAGAGCCTATGCCAAAATTATCGAGCATGTTACTACAGATATTACAATCTACTGATAAGTGGTGGGGTATTGATAAAATACTTCATTTAATCGCTGGATTTGTAATAGCATTGATAGTAACTGTGTTAACAGATGACGCTGAAATGGGTTTCTCTACCGGAGTAGGTTCAGCTGCTACAAAAGAAATATTTGATGCAATGCACCCAGACAAACATACACCATCATTTAAAGACTTCACAGTTGGATCAGTTGGAGCTTTATTTGGTGCAGCAGTAGGTAAATGGATTATTACTCATAAACAACTATTTGGAACACTACTAACATGACAATGTGGGATTTTTGGCATCAACACTGGTTTCTGGCATTTCTAGCAATATATTTTATTGCTATGGGTATTAACACTATCGCTAAATACATTACTATAATGATTTGCGGGTGGCCAGAAGGCCAAGAATTTTAGGCTTGATTTTATTCAATCTTTGGTGTATAATATGTATTCGATGGGAAGATTACATATTGAATAGTATAGGCGCACGAATATAAAGAGTAACTGTGCGGTCATTTTGACGGATGGCAAAAAACAGCGTCAACTGGGTGTATTAGAACTACCACGACCTGTACTATTCAATATTTGATTTATGCCAGGTTTGCTAATGTTGGCCTATGAGGGAGCCTTATAAACTCTTAAGCACCGTCTAGATAAGGCGGCGAACACTGGTTCGATTCCAGTACCTGGTACCAATATACTAGCTCACAAGCAACCACAGGACTTGTGTTAAAAAGATGTGGAACTGGGACGAATTATACTAAGTCTTACCTTTAATGGAACAGTAGTAGACAGCTAGTTTTATAATAGTGCATGCTTGTAGCACTTCCTAGGGTAAAGATGACAAGTCAGTAGCTAAACTGTGATATAGCCACCTTCGATGGAAAGAGATCGACCTGTACGCTAGTAAGCAGGATGTTTTTATTAATCAGCAGTATGTGGGGTAGTTGGGGTTCGAGTCCTCACAGGCGCAGGCGCATACCAGTACGACGGTACAAAAACAACATATCACTGATGGTGCACACAACTTAACGCAATTAGTTGTTTAACATATGAATGCTATTCAATAATAAAGTGATGAATAGGCTGCTGTTTAATAAGAATATGCCCAAGTGGTGGAATGGTATACACTGTGGTCTTAGAAGCCACCGCCGCGAGGATTAAGAGTTCGAGTCTCTTCTTGGGTACCAAAAAATTCAAGCACGTAATACTAGGATAGCGTGTAGTCTAATTACAACTAGAAAGCGGGTGATGAATCTCGCAAAACACGTGATTACAACGTATGGGTAGTACTGCCCCATATCAGTAATAAACCCGATCCTTGATGCATAATATTTTGCTCTATGGACTAGTCAATAAGGGGCGTTAGGGTTATCTATTACCTAACACAGTTAATAGTGCGTTAGAATTTGTACGCTTAAAGTGACGTAGTGGCTTGTTGCAACGAGTAACCACCTCCGCTATTAATTGCTAGAGTTAGAGTTTAGCCCAGTAAGTAGGTAACCATCCTACTTATAGGAGTGAACTTTAAGGGGAATCATGCCTTATAACAAAGAAGTGATTTTCCAAACTATGGAAGATGCTGTAGAGTATTATAAAAGTTTGGGTTTTGACTTAACCAAAGATAATAGACTTAGATTAAAGTTTATTACAGAAGTTGAGATACAATTAAAACGAATAGGACCTAAAATGTATAGGTCCCACATTATAAAAAAGATAACTCCTTTGGAGATATAATGGATACTAATACTAAGCAAACTCCTAAATCTTGTTCTTGCCGCCAATGCCAGTGGGGAAAACATTGTGAGGGTGGTAAATTCATGATGAAGCACGACGAACGTGCTTATAGACATAATGCAAAAATTCAGTTAGCAAAAGGTGATGAGGTTATTCTTACCTCTGGTCCTGTTGGTAATTATTACGATTAATCGGAGTGTAATCACGTAGCCTGGTAGCGTTCTCGGCTTGGAACCGAGGGTATAAAAGCCCCGGAGGTTCGAATCCTCCTACTCCGACCAATTTATTGTGGAGAAATGAAATATAAATATCTCTACATAGTTTTATTATTATTAAGTTTAAATAGTACAGCTACACCACAAGTAACAAACAACAAAACAAGTCAAGAATTGATGGCAGAAGCAAAAATCTTTCTAGTTCAGAAGGATTTTGATTCTGCCATCGAGCTATTGAACGCGATTTTGTTAATGCCAAAGTCAAACGTATCTAAACGAGCCCAATTATTGATCGCAGTTACTCTAGAAAATCTAGGTAATTATGCTAGAGCTAAAATTGAGTATCAATTATACTTAAATGATTATCCAGAAGAAGTGTATAATAGTAATATTACACAAAGAATAAAAGAATTAGAATCAAAATTAGAACGTCCAGAAGTAGAGTCAAAAAATAGTTTACCAAGAGTAATTGACAGTACTAGTACTTCTTCTAGTATATCTAGTTATTTATATAGTGATAGGTATACAAAAGCATTAGCCAATAGTTTTAGTAACTCTACAACTATTAAAAAAGATGAATATACTTATAATTTTAGAGCAAGATTATCAGATGCATATAGTTTAACAGATAGTAGATATAATAGTAAAAATAAATATAAAACATCTTTATTGTTTGCATCTGTTGATGATACTTATAGAGGATATGGATTAAGTATTGGAAGACAATATGCTGCCCATGGAATGCAATCAAATTATGATGGTATATCAGCTAAATACTCTATAAATACTAATTTAACTGCATTTGCTACAATAGGTAGTACAAAATATGTTGATGGTGGAAATAATATAGTTACCAACATAGCAGTAGAAAATACTATTGATGATAGTTCTGTAGTAGAGATGCACTATAATTCTTCCAATACTACAGTAGGAGCTTTATATACATTTAGTAGTAGAGATATAGTTAATAATACATTATTAGATATTAATCTAAGTGATAATCTAGTATCTACATTTATGACGCAGGGTTTTATAGATATAGATAACTAT